GCTTTTCTTCCCGGATACGGAACAACATTATTCTTTGAAAACATCCAGTTTGTAATTATAAACGACAATGAACCAACAAAAAAATATGCGATTTGGAGAAATCACAATGTTATAGGCTATTGCGATATAACAGAAAAAGCCGCAAAACACGCAAACGGCGCAAGTAATGCAAAGTTTTTCTTTGGTTTTGACAGAGTTACAAATCCAGAAAAATATTAGTACTCTCCCGCTTCCCCACTGCTGGTGGCGCAGGTTCATGACCTAGGGGCGGAATTTCTGCAATAACGAAACGGAAACGGCGTAATACGCGCCATTTTTCGCGCGCTTGGTGCATCCGTTCCGGTTCGATTCCGGAGCGCGGACTACATGGAAACTGATTTTCATGCGCAAATTGACAAATAAACACAGAAAAGGAGGGATAAACCTATGATCTATGATATTAAGGCAACTTTTAAGGGGCAAACTATGCGCCGGGTGGCGTATGGTGATATGCAAGCATGGTTAATTATAAACCAATTATCGCGCGACGGATGCAAAGATATATGCATGAGTGAGCGTGGAACGTCTGGAGGTGGGAAAGATGGGAAAATATGAGTATATCGGAAAAAGGGAAATCATGCGCCGGGTGTCTGCCCTTGGTTATCTGGAAATATCCGGCAAAATGTGCGGCTACTCAAAGTTTGAGGGCGTGGAATGGGTGGAGTCTGCAAAAATCAAAATAACCGCACAGCGCGGCGGTGATTGGTTGCAGATCACGCAAAGACCGGAAAACGTAACACACACTTACAGCCGGTACGATGGGAAAAACTATCTTGACAAGTGGTAAAATGTGGTCTATGCTAGACTGTAACTATAGCCGGGCAGGCGTCTTCTGGCGTTTGCCTGTGATCGGCAATAATATCAAATATCATCAATGAATTATCTATATATGGCATAACATATAGTGTATTTGTGATGTTTGCGGAATGTCGAAGATAATTGCACGTTTGTTACACGTTTTTGAGAATCCGTGAAAATGGAATCTGGACCCTAAAACGCTACCCCAGGGGGGTACAAAAAAATTACGAAATATTTTTTGGGGCGCGGGAAAAATTTTCTTTCATCAAAAACCCGCCAGTTAGGCGGGTTTTCTTATTTCTTCTCTTTCATTACAATTTCTAAATCAAGCCCCAATGTATCCGCAATCTGCCGCATTTCCTTTTCTGAAAAGTTGTCACGTTTCATTTTTGCTGATAGGTTCTGTTGAGTTGTCCCTATCTTTGTGGCTAACTCTTTAGCTGTCATTTCTTTTTCAACCAATGTTAATCTTAATAATTTGGTAAACATCATACGCCTCCTTTCTTATACAAGAAACAGAATACAACAAATAAAACAATAAATCAACTAAAATATTGTTGACAACAAATAAACTGTTGTTTATAATACAACTATGAGGTTGTTCAAAACAAACATAATGTTGTTTTTCAGAAAGGAGAATAAGCATGAACCAAATAGAACAAACCATCACTACTTTAGAGATTGCAGAAATGATGGAAATGCGTCACGACAGAGTTTTAAGAAAATTGGAAGGACAGGATGTAAGGGGCAAACATACTGAAGGAATCATTGAAATTTTGACTCACCACAATTTAGGTGCGAGTGATTATTTCATTCCATCTACCTACAAAGATGAATCCGGAAAAGAAAACAAGTGCTACAAAGTAACCAAGTTAGGATGTGATTTTCTTGCGAACAAATTCAACGGAGAAAAAGGCATCGTATTTACTGCCCGATACGTGAAACGCTTTAACGATATGGAGAAAGCCATAAAGAAACCACAGGCGGCATTGCCGAAAAATGATGACCCATTTGCAGATTGTTACATTGCAAAACAGCAATTGGACGCATCACGCGGAGCGTGGTTCAGAAAAAATAATTGGAAATTAAAAATTATCATGGAACAGTTTGGGTGGACGAGAAAATTTTTATATCACAAGATTCTCGTGGAGCTATCTGACATTTACGACTTAGAACTTGAAGAAAAGTTCTACGTGCAGAGGTTTGGCTATAGACCAGAGTACAAATTGGATTTGTTGGATGGCAGTAAAAGCCTTTCCAGACTTGCGACAGGATATATCAACTATTTATTAACAGAAGAAGGAGACTACTAAAATGGAAGAATTATTAAAAATTGCTTATGAAAACTTTTTAGACACAAACGATGTAAACAATTCAAAGAGTGTGAGAATTATAAATTCTGCTTGCTACAAGATGTATGATTCGGTTGACAGCCTTAAGGATGTGTTGAGTGAAAAACTGTATAACGACATTAGCGATAAGATAAGGGATGGTGTTTGCGACATTCAAGAAGCGGCTTTTATTGCAGGATTCGCGTGTTGCGCAAAGTTCCTTACAAATGGCAAAACAGACTTGTTACCAAACGAATAATATATTTATCCGGCGGCGATTCAAACCGCCGGATTTATTTTTGCCCTAGCGAAACGATGTTTTCTTTCGTAAAAATCAAAGACCGCGCCGCATAGTCACTTTTGCTCAACTCTTCTATCAGCCTTTCCCTAGTCATTTCCGGATTCGTCCGGTGCACGTACTGTAAGAGTTCTGAAATTTTATCCATTATGCAACAACCTCCATAAGTTCAATCAATAGTCTGTCTGCTATTTCAAATACTTCTCTTCCATATGTAGCCAAGAAATCTGCTACAATTTCCTCTGTATCAATATCCATGTATACGTTATACGAAAGACAGAACGCATGACATAATTCGTGGCGTAGTACACGGTCAAGGAATTTTCCGCGTAGATCATTCGCAAGATATATCGTTTTCGTGTCCCTGTCGGTCATGCCTACCGTTCTACTTCCGTCACTTCTCTGTAGCATATCGCTGTAACGCGATACTTTGACCAAATTCCACATTTCATTGTTTATCGTGAACAATTTACCACCTCGCAAACAAAGAGGGCAAAATGCCCTCTCTATTACATTTTCGTGACAAGCGTAGTCAGCTTTGTCTTGGTTAACTGTTTCTCTTCTGGGGACATACCGGAAAACAGTTCGGTCACATCTTCCGAAAGAGATTTCATGTACTTTTCGAGTTCTTTCATCTTTGCGTCCTTATCTTCCGGTGAATTTCCGTTATGCATTTCCTTTGTCTCCATGTAACTTCTCCGACTCATACCGGCTCTGCCCTCTCTTGCATCGTGAGTACCGGTACTCATGCCATTATTTCCGCTCATAGGCTCTGAATAATACATCTTTCCCATACTCATTCTGTCAAGGTCTCTCATTCGGTCGTATTCCGGCATTCTCTCCCATTCGTGGTAATCTTCCGGCATCTGATGATAATATGGCGGTTCTACATATCCTCTGCGTGTTCCGCGTCCTTTCGGTGCGAATCTGCCATTTGAGTACCGGTACTCATTGTAGTATCTTCTTCCCGGATAATCTCCAAATTCTTCCACCATGCGCATGATTTCTTCATTTTCAGACTTTTTCATGGCTTCAACAATGTTATAGTCCTTGTCAAAGCATACGATGTTCTTTGCAATCTCCGTCCAATCCTTGAGATCATCAAGGTTTTGTCCCTCAAAATTCTCGATTCCGATGCCGTCAACGTGGGCTTTCACGCAATCCATAATCTGTTTAGCAAACTTATGCATAATATCAAGCCTCCCTTACTGCAATCAAATTACTGTTCTGCACCTCGATAGCCTGCGTGGACGTATTCTGCACGGCTACGGTACTGCAACAACCGCAAGGTACATCAACATATGCCTGCGCCGAAACGTTAAATAAATTTTGTACTGCTGCCGGAGTAACTATCATTCGTGTTGACTGTAAAGGCTCTCCGTCTACTGCAATGGCAAGCGATATAGCTCCAACTGTACCGCCTGTAGGAATCTGAATGTTGCCGGAATACGATACCAAAAATCTAGCTTTGCACTGATTGGTGATACCTCTTAGCTTGATAATTCCACTTCCCTGTCTGTGTACGATACATTTTGTTCCGTTCACTGCTGTTTCTGTGAATGCCACATCTTCTCCAGCGGCAACGGTTTGTAATGCAATTCCTGTTACTTCCATTATTTTTACCTCTCTTTCATAAAAATAAGGGCAAACATTACAGTCTGCCCTTTGATTATAAGTAATACTGCATAGCAGACATAATCTTGTTTAAATCCTTGTTTAAGCCTTGTTTTAATTCGTTATTGCCGAGTTAAAATCAAATTAGAAACGAGTTAAACTCAATTAAGATACTCAATTATTCAGTTTTAGCAGCCACAACCGGTGTTGCATCCGCATCCATATGCATAAGCATTTGGATTAGGCACAACATATGCCGGAATAGCAGGCGGATTTACAGCATTGATAATCTGCTGTGTCTGAGCTGCCATCTGAGTTGTAAGTAATGCACTCTGACGATCCTGTGAAGCTGCTCTGCGAAGGTCATTATTTTCTGCCTGTAAGCTAGAAATCTTTTCATTGCAGAGATAATCAAGGATAGCGCGTGTTCCTGCATTCTGGCTGTCGATAATGTCTCTCGTGTTGCTGTTCATGGTGTTCTGCAACGCGCAAGTGTTAGTTGCCATGTTGTAGTTTACGCCTTGGATAGCTTCTCTTGTTTCACAGCAACAGTTAGCAAGCTGTGACTGTAATGCATTGGTATTCTGCATATTAGCAACTGTATCAGCATTGATAGCCTGCTGAATGCCGAATCCGGTCTGCAAAATGTTTGTGTTTATGCCATTCATGCCGGTTTGCACTGCATAGAATCCGTCACAAAGTCCGTTTGTAATGCCGTCAAGTTTTGACACAACCGCCTGATTATCAAATCCGCGCTGGATTTCGCTTCCGACACCACCATTCATTCCGTTTCCTCCGAATCCGTTACCGAATCCACCCCATCCGAAGATAGCGAAGATAACGATAATGAACCATAACCATGAGCCTTCTGCGCCCCATCCATTGTTATTTCCGTTTCCGTCAATGTTCGCAACAAGAGGAACGGATGCACAATTACCTGTGTTAAACATAGAATTTACCTCCATAATTCATTTTTATATACATAATCTTGCAAGAATTAGTATCACATTCCTAATTGGCTTTTAAACGACTCAAAAGCCTTATCTGCGTCAATTCCTTTTTCTTTGCACAAATTCCTAGCCATCTGTTCAATGCCTTTGGAATCTCCATTTTGCGCCATCTGCATAGCGTTTTTAGCTAAAGGGTTGTTCATTACGCTTTTATTCCCCATCATTTGTTGTAAAAACTGCTGTGGGTTTCTCATACCTTGTAACATCTGCATAGGATTCATTAAGACTCACTCTCCTTTTGCGTTCGTGAAGATTTTCTTTGCGTTTGCGAAGATAGCTTATCTTCCAACTCTTCCATCTTTCCAAACAAACAATCCAATTTGTCAGTAATAGCCTTTGTCGCATCGTCAGACAGCCCTATTTCGATTCTTTTATCGTCACTCGAAGAATCTGCCATCTGCTCATTAAAAGGCTTGTAAACTGTCTTTCTGATTGTTCCGTTGGCATCCCATTGTTTTGCTACGATTGCGCTCATGTCCTGCATTGGGAAAAACGCAACGCTTCCATCCATAGGTACATCATTCGCCATGATTGCTGATTCCGACTGAACAACCTTTCCTTGGATTCCAAGAAACTGCGGTTGCATCTGCGGAATCTGTGGCTCTGGCTGTTGAAACCTCTGCATTGGGTTATACTGATATGCGGCATAGCTTGGGTTTGGGTTAAATGCCATATTCTGATTTTGCATCTGATACATTCTCTTCCTCCAATACTTCCTTGATTGCGTGAATCATAGCTGACTGATACACAAGCGGAACCTTTGACACATCTTCTCTTGTTAAGATTTTTTCAAGAATTTCGTCTGTAAATAACATTCCGCATCCCTCCTATGCTTATATTTTTGCATAAAAAAATACGGTTCTTCCGCAAAAAATAAGCAGAAAAACCGCAATAAAAAAAGACGCTCAATGCGTCCAAACTTCCATAGTAATCATATTCAATTAACTTTTAGCACTTGTACAAGAAACTCCTTTCTCTAGTAAAATCAAGGCTTCCGAGCCTTTTTGATTACCTTTTGATTACTTTTTGATTACTCTCTTTCCCCTAATCTATAGAAAACCTTGATTTTATGCGGTTTTCTGAAAGCCAATAAGGGGATTCGAACCCCCGCACAAAGCATCAACTTTTCAGTATTTATGCGGCTTGTAGCGTTTTTGCTTTGATTACTTTTGATTACTTTTTTCAAAATAGTAATCAAACAACTAACTTGTTCGTGCTTTGAAGTCTGGTATACTACTTAAAATATCTGACTTTTTCTCGATAGATCTGCGGTTTCTGTGGTAGTGTTCCTCTGTAGTTCCTAGGCTTGCGTGCCCCATCTGACCGAGGATCAACCGCTCGTCAATATTGTTGTCAAGAAGGATGGTTCCGTATGTCTTTCGGATCTTATGTGGAGACTTTCGATAGATTCCTAACTTATCGCACAATCTCTGTAATCGCATTCTTACACAATTCGCATTCAAGCGCTCTCCATTTTCTTTAATGAACACAAATTCTTCAAATGGATTCGTTTTTCTGATCCTATCACACAACCACTCGTAGTCCTTTGGGATGATAATTGTTCTCGCCCCAGCTCTCGTCTTTGGGAAATCCTTTATCGCAACCGTATATTTCGTATCATCCTCTCCACGATACCTTGTTTCGGTTCGCCGAACCTTGACCGTATTACCGTCAAAATCATCATGTTTTAGGCACACAACCTCTCCGATTCTCATTCCGGTCACGAACATTAGAAGTATTGCTATGTTTGATAAATCAAGGTTGCATTCCAAATATTTAATCATAATATCAGTTTCATTCTCGTCAAAAACCTCTTCGTAATCTTCCTTGATCGTTCGTTTGAAATCGGAATCAGATGTATCAAGCTCCTCAAACAATTCTTCGACATTAAAATCAATCAACTTCCGCTTTTTGGCTCGTTTCAGAAACCCTTTGGTTATCCCTTTTAGTCCGGAAAACGCCTTTGCCGTCAAGTCAAACTTCGGAATCTGTTCTTCTAGGAAATCTCCCCATTCATCTTCCGATATTGATTTTATGTGGCTTTTACCCATTTGTTTAAAGTGCCTTTGATAAAAGTTGCGATTCCTTTGGTGCGTTGCATTTCCAATCTTGTTCAGTGCCAACCGCCTGTCGTTCCACTCTTCAAACACTTCATCAATGGTTGGATTTTCTTCTTGAATCTGTAAATAATCGATAACCTCATTTTCAATATCGACCCTATCTTTTTTCTTAAGTAGCTTTCTCCCTTTCTCCTTGCATGGAATATAGGTTCTCCAATACCCATCTTTCCCTTCCCATATATCATATGGGTGTTTCTTTAGTATCTTTTCTCTTTTGTTCATTTCAACTTGTTCTTGCACAAGTGCTATGTCGAGAATACCACTATCAACGGCATATTTCAACAGTTCTTTTTCATCCAATCAAATACCCCCGTTCTTTCTATTTTATCTTTGATATCTCTCACTCTGTACTCTATCGTTCTTAGTGATAGATTTTCTTTTGTGGATATTTGCTTTTGTGAAAAACCACGGCAGAGAAGAGAGAAAATCCTCTCCTCTTCTTCCGTGAAATTGGCATTTTCTTTGATTTGTTCAAGTTCTGGCTTAATGAATTTTGTAAATTTCATAAGCCATTTCTCCATTAAATATAATCTGATAAATCCATTTGCTCATCCTTTTCAAATACAAGCATTTCATTCTTAGCACGCTCGTAAAAGTTTCTGTCAATCTCGAATCCGTATGCACTTCTGCCAAGCTCTGCTGCGGCTCTTAGTGTGCTACCGCTACCGCAACAAGGGTCAATAACAACGTCTCCCTCGTCTGTAAAAATCTCAATCAGCTTTTTAAGGACTGCAACCGGCTTTTGTGCCGGATGAATTTTCGGTATATCTTTTCCGTCTTTCTCCCAATTGAACCAATTAAAAATCATGTGTCCTGTACCTCTGATATTCTTTCCATTTTCATCAATCTGCAAGCCGTTTCTGAATTTCGGCAACTTATTTCGGTACAGTACGAGTGCATATTCCGTAGCACCTACGATACGCATATTCGCTTTAAGTACCTGTGGACTGTAATTTTTACAGAATACAAGAGGTATGTAATTAATGAATCCGTGTTTCTTTGCCGCCGCAATCAATGTTGACAACTGCTCAAATGCGCAAAACACAATCATACAAGGACTGTTACTACTTCTGCCCCTTGCGATAGGCTTTGTGTCCTCTTTTTTCAACATCTTTGAACAAAAATGGAAGTATTCATACAAATTAAAGTTAAAATCCGAATTGAAAGCCGCTTTCTTGGCAAGTTTGCTCTCTCCGTTTTTGTTATCACCACCGTTATACCACATAGGGTTACTGCCATAGAAGTTGTTTCCAACATTATAAGGAACATCAGCTATAATCAACTGTGCTGGCGGTATTGCATATTTCTTGTAATTTTGCATTGAATCACGATATATCTCGCATTTAATCTTCTTTTTATACATTCTAAATCTACCAAAAGGAAACCTCGGTTTTATGTGCGCACAACCTATTCCTTTCTTTGATTTTTAGTTATTGTTGTACCTTTTTCTTAACGTGCCCTGCACCTTATTCATTCCCTTAATACCACCGACAATAAAAGCTATTTCTGCTCTATTTCCTGTTGCTTTTGTTTCTGCTTCCATATCGCGTAGTCCGTATTCAGTCTGAATAATTTCATTTGCAGTAATTCTTTTTAAGATTTCTTCACATTTCTTCTTGCTTAAAATCTTCGTTATACATCGCCCTTTCCATTCCTATATTCTTCTATCGCCCTGCCAACTCTATCTTTACCCCAATCCCCACTACAATACCATTCAACAGCTTTGAAAACAGGGCCTAGTATTTCAAAGAGCGTTCCCACTCTTATTTTAGCTGATTTAATATATTCAACTAACCGCCTTGTATCTTTTGCTACATCTTCATATCCGTTTTGATTGAGATAATCAGCCATTTCTTCTAATGTTTCAATGTTACTGTACTGCATAAGGTCATCAATCTCTTTTGTATATAAATAGTTCCAACTTCCACCGCTCACTCTGAATCACCCGCTTTCAATAAATCCATAAATATTTAAGTTGCAACCTCGGTTTACCGAGGATTCGTTATTCCTTTCTTTCTCCTAAAATATCATCCAAGCAGGTGTTATAACCTGCTTTCATATCTTCTGTCCATCGACCGTTAGGATAACACGATAATGTTACCCAGGTTTCTTTCTTCTCTGGCAATTCCCGAAGCGGACACCAATCCGGTTTCTCGTAGGTTTCAGAATTAACTGCTTTTGACACCTCGAATGCTTGGCAACAATCTTCTCCGCCATTGCTGTTAATATGGCAAAAGTTGCAACCGAAACATGATTCCGGCATATCCATAATCAATACCGCTTTAGGCATTTTCATTCCCCCTAATGCTGATTTAGCAATTATATTTTTTATCCATCTTGGTAGCATACATTTCCATATAGGAACTCTAAAATCGTAACTAAATAGACAACCGCAATCGTCACATTCCCCCTCGTAGCTTCTTGTTTCCCGCCCCATAGGGCAGTTTTCGCAATCTCTATCATACCAACAGCTTATCTCTGTGTACTTATCCCATCTGTTTGAATTTTCAATTGGTCTTCTACAACGCTGTGATGTTATCCGCATATTACCAATGGATTTATTCACTTCGATATTTTTGTGAATTTTTAATATCCTCATAATTCAACACCTCCACTATGTTTCCGGCTTCTCGCACCGTTCAAATTCAATCACCCACACCCACGGATTCGCATTCCAACCGTAGCGGTCAATGTCGGATTTCTTTACGGTTGAATCCCATAGGGTTTCAAACTTCTCTAAGCTAAAATCATGTTTTCTATTTAAAGTTTCTCCATCTGTCACAGCACTTGTTTCAATATTTATACCCTCTCTGTGGCATCCATCCACCGTGATTTCCTGCAACCGCTCCACCCTCACATCCGTAACCCGGAGCCAGATACGCGTTGCTTCTTTTGGCATGTGGATGGATGGGTGCCACCTTGCATCTCCATATATTTCATCTGTTGCCCGGTACATATAACAGCCACAGCTTTTATTCAAGGCGCTCTGTTGTGGTTCTCGGTAACAATTTCCATGTTCGTCTCCCTCGCAACAACAACATTCAAAATATTCCCAAGTTTCGCGGACATAAAGAATATCGCCCGGCTGATATGGAGCTTTGTATGCAGTATTTATCAGTTCTATATCTGTCATATCGCAGTATGGTTTGAACATGAGTTTCTTTTCTTTCAAGAATTCTTCAGGTGCTCCATTTTTGCATTTATCCGGCAACATCCCTATGAACTGTTGCGGTTTCACAACTCTTCTGGTGCAACTCTTTCGACTTTCCAGAATTGCCCGGACCATTTCGGTATTGAATAAAATCGGTTTAATCGCCATTTACTCCACCGCCCTTCACAACCTCGATCATGTCCGACAGCATTCCACTGCATCCGAACTGTTCCATTTCTTCGCGGTATTCTTCCAACTGCCGCACAGCCTTGTCCGGGTCGTAGGCGGTCGGCTGTGCGTCTATCACGCTCGCCAATGTTGCCAAACTTACTCTCCTAAAATCATCATCAGATTTACTCGCACGCATGCAATATTCTTTTAGTGCATTTGCATCAATCAGTCCCATCGTTTTTATCTCCTTTCTTCAAATAATCAAAAACCTCATGTCCAATCATCGCTACAACTGACAGAACGCAAAAAGCTCAACTCCAAATTCTGTTAGAATGTCTAGCCTAATGGCTATAAGTATTAGAAGAAAGAAATTTATGTATGATTGAAACATCATTCTTCATCACTCCAATCTAACTTCTGACCACACCACCGGCAGTATTCGTCTCCATAACATACATCGCTCCCGCAATTCTTGCATTCGTATTCCTTGCCGCCAAAGATTCCAAGTACCGCAGTAGGCTTTTCATCCGCCTGTTTCTCCACCGCCTCCCGACATTCTTCCGGTGTGCCGATTGCTCGGTACTGCTGCACTTCTTCAAGTGCATTGATTGCTAAGTCAATCACAATTCCCACATCGCATTCATGATCATCGAATCCACCCTGTAGTCTCCCATCCACCATTTTACGAGTCTTGGGATAATTATTTTTTAATAACTCAATTACTTCATTTTCTGTCATTCCTGCACCTCCAACAGTTCCGGATTGTCAAAAATGTTACCAATAACTTCATATTCAGTATCATATTCAAGCCTATGCTTATAATATTTTTCGTTAGGAATTGTACATATAATTTCAAAATCCCTAAATGTTATAAGCGTATTCACCTTGCTATTATTTATTTTTACAATATCATTCTCCCAAATCAGATTACCGTTCCTGTCTTTTAAGCCTGTGTATCGGCAGATTGTATCTTTCTTTACTTCTATAATATTTGATGCTGAAAACCAACCGGCTAATATTTTGCTTGCATGATTCGGAATAATCAAATAAGTGTCGTTTACTTCAACAAGTTGCCCTTTAACCCATCTGTCGGAATCATCAAACTTTGCCTTGAATAAGTATCTATCTTCCATACTCTCTCCTATTCCGCTTCTGATTGAAGCCATTCCCTAACTTCCGTCACTGTGTGCATTGAAACCCCATTTTCAATAGTCTTAACGCTACCCTCTTCATAAGTTTCTATTGAACAGATAAAATCAAGCAACTCTTCATCCGACATATTCCTTATCCTGTCGGCATTGGTGGTTGTGAATTTAGATGTAGTAATCTCCAACGTCACGTCCGTAATAAGTCCATCTCCATAACCATCTAACTTTACAGATTCAATATCGCCAGCAAAATTGCCATTTAAAGATAAATTCAATATTCTCGGTTTTCCTGTAGCACCATATCTATTTTCTTTTGTATCAAGAATTTTTATCAAATCACTAACTGTTACTACTTTCATCTTCTCCACCTCTCAATTCTTTCAGTTTTGCTTCGGCTTCGGATTCTGTGAGAAATACTGTTTTACCTATATCAAACAATGCAAATCCTCTTCTTTTTGTGCAAAATTCAATTTTCATTTCTGAATCAATCGTTGCTCTTTGAATCTTCTGTGCAGATATGTTTTTTCCAGCAATAACGTAAACAGTATCTCCCACCTTGCAAGGTAACTTGAAAAGCCTGCCCTGTTCCTCCGCATCCTCGTAATCCGCTAACTTCTCCATTGCGCAATAACCTTCTTCACAGTTGGAATAATATGAATTAGGCTTTTCGCCATAGCACGAATACAAGGTTTTTAAGGATTCTTTCTCGTAATTCTCTTTTACTAAGATTCCAATCGCTGTCCGTTCTGTTAATCTCTCCATGCCTATTCCTCACTTTCTGCCAGCTTGGCATATTTCCACGGAATAGTCTCTTCATCATCCTCGCTCCAAGACGTTGCCCCACCGCGCCATGCAAACACCGTTCCGTTTTTGATTTTTGCAAAATGTCTTCGAGTCCATTCGCAATTTTCATGATCTCTTACCAAAATCGGCGTATCGACCGGAACTTTAGTCCAATCAACAGGTGGCTCAACATATTCTGAATTAAGCCATTCTCGGAAATTATACGTACTACCTTTGCACGAATCTGATTCATAAAAATCGCACTCTTCACATTTAATTTCTTCGCAAATTGCAGGCTTTCCATTTTTTAATCCAAACATAGCTGTGTTTGTCGCAAGTTCTATAATCTCATTTCCGTATTTTTCTTTATTCGTCATATTAAACCTCCAAATCACATACAAACTTAATCTCATCCGCCAAACTCTGCGCTATCATCGGAACCGTCAACTGAAACTGCTTGTAATTAGCCAATGTGTCGATGTAGTCAATAAATTTGTCCGTGAAATACTGCAACTGTTTCGCTGTTATCTTAAACTCCTTTTTCAGAATCGTAAGTGTCAGTGCAAAATAGTTAAACAAAGATGCACTGGAAAGTCTGTAGGCTTCACGCTCGATACAGAAACCTTTCTTTGCATACAGGTTCATTAACTGTCTCTGCGGAATTTTTCCGACTTCCTCTTTGATGTTGATTCCGTATTTACTTTTCAGATAAACAGACAAGTCCTTTCCGGTATTTCCACCGGATGCTGCTTCATCTAAGTAAGATTTCAAAAAATCCTGCAACCGGATGATTCTTGCCTGTCCGAATCCGAATTTGTCATGCAGAATTATGTACCCAATCACGACAAAATCTTTGTATGATTTTGATATAACCTTATCAGCATTTCTCTTTTCAAAATCATTTCGCCCGATAATCCGCATTTCCTGTTTTGTGTAAAATGTTGGCTTTTTATTCCGTCTCAACGCATTGCTCATTTCTTTGATTTCTCCTTTCTGTATGTGATTTCCAACCATGCAAAATGGCTCAATACAAGCTGTCTTGCACGCTCTTCAATCTCCATGCCTTTGTATTTGTTTACCAATGATTCTCCGGCTTTTACAACTTCATCCCACCAAGAATCAGCGTTGTCCGGTGAATAGTATTTTTGAATGAATTGCCAATAATCCATAAATACTTGCCATTCTTCCGAACCCTTTTCGATCTTTGCACTTGCCATAGCTGCTACCTCTAAAACGGGCAATTGCCGTCATACGACTTGAATCCGTCGCCGCGCTCTTTCTTTTTGATTTCTGCAACAACATCATCAAACGGCTTGCTGATTTCAACAAACTTCATGTGATCTCCATCAAACTCCATTGCTTCACGCATTGTCATTCCCTGCCTGTTCTTCTCGATTTTTACGCCTTTGGCTCCCTTGTCATTGTCTGACAGATTCCACAGCATAATTATGTTTGACGCATCCTGTTCGATTGCTCCGGATTCTCTCAACTCTGCCATGGTAGGCTCTTTTGTATCTCTGCTTTCAGATGCTCTTGTTATCTGCGAAAGTGCTATTACATGCGTATTTAAGTCTCTTGCAACCGATTTTAAACCTCTTGAAATTGATGCTACTTCTTCATTTCTTCCGGAATATCTGTTATCCGGCATAAGCAATTGCAGATAGTCAACAACGATAACGTCAAAGTTTTGGTGCCTGCATTCTGACTTTATCTCTCTTGGAGATACAGTACCGGATGCAACCCATAATTGATAATCACTCATTTCTTCATTTGCTTGGTTAAATTTTTCCTGTTCATCACCAAGAAACGCTTTTGCTCTTCTGATTCTCGTTAATCCGATTTCTGCAAGCCTTGAAACGAATCTTTCATACACCTGCTTATCGCTCATTTCCAAATTGAAATATGCAACTTTAAGTCCTTTCTTTGCCATATTTCCGATAATCTGTGTTGTGAGTGCGGATTTTCCGACTGCCGGTCTTGCGGCAATTACTGTTACATCACCGCGTTCAAGATCGCCAAGCGCATCATCAAGTTGCGATAACCCGATTTTTATACCACCCTCTCCAACGCTTTCGTTGAAATATTTGTCTTTATTCTCAACTGAAATCTGCTTCATTGGTTTTAACTTTACTTCTTTCCCCTCTTGCAAATGTTCAAGTCTTGTAAGAAGATCGCTGATTGTATCATCAATGTCACATGGTTTTAAACTGGATTTCTGATACATGTCACGAACCGTTCTTGCTTTGTATTCTTTCGAAACCGCATCGGCATAACTTTTAACCATGGTTGAAGTGATTGTTCCGGTAATACAGGATTTCATCAATTCGCTAATCTGCTCTTGTGCGTATTTGTGGCTTTCAAGTGCCATTGACAAGGACATAGGATCTATACTTTCATTCCGGTCATACATAGCAAGCATTTCTTTGTATGTATCCTGTGCAAATTCCGAACTAAACATTTCCGGTTTCAGTGTTCGCCAGATGTTATTTAGCACACCATTGTCAATCAATACGCACCCGATCACTCCGAACTCTGCTTCTGTCAACTGCAATCACCTCGTTTCTCCGCGATCTGCAACCAATAGTCACAATCATTTTTCAGCCAATCAACATATTTTGGAATGTATCGAAAATCCGTATCGTCTGGATTCTTTTCTTGATAGTCACTCAAATATGCCTCTGTGGCTTTGTATAACAGCCGTGCAATGTCCGGTTGGTTCTCTTCGATAACTTCTAGCACTTTATCCATCCAAGCTGTTTTAGAGGTACTGTACGCTGTTTTCTTGGGGTATATACTAAAAGTCTTTTTCCATGCATCGTCAAAATCAAACAAATCTCCGGAATCGGTCGACAGCGAATTTTCTTTTATATTTTCTTTCTCTTTATCTTCTTCTTTCTCTTCTTCTTTATCTGAAACAGCGACGTCAGACGATTTATCGGGCGATTTTTGCTCAATTAGGTTTTTCTGCTTCTTTCTACGATTCTGCTGATATAGCCTGTCGCGTTCCTTTTTCTTCTCATAAGCGTCAAGTGTTTGGTGCTTATTCCAATTCGGAATCGTTATCACGTTGTCAACAACTTCAATCATTCCAAACTCTTCAAATGTCTTAAGCGCAAGCCTTACCGTGTTCAAATCTCTGCGGAAAATGGTGGCAAGCATTTCATCCGTGAACGGCAACTTGTTGCTCATTATAAACACACCGTTGTTATTCTGTTTTCCGGCAAGAATAAGAAGTTTGAACCAAATCGTAATGATGCTATCCGCACTCGGCATACTTTCAATCAGCAGAATCTTTTCGTCATCAAAAACATCTGTTGTGATTTTAATCCACTTGACTTCTGCCATTTAATCACTCTCCTCATATGTATTTTCAGAAATCAAAGCCATAAACTTCTCATACTGCTTTTCAGAAACTTTGTTACCATGTTTCTCTGGCTTCAAGCGGATTTCAAGGTGCTTTTCAGCTATATGCGACAATTCCTTGGCAAGACTCTTTTTGCCCTGCTTAATGCCGTCATAATAGCCTTTTGCCGGTTTAAATTCGTTTATCTTTTCTTTTCCCGTGCCTTGACCGCCAGCCGTTTTGTTGTAACGGCATTGATAACCTTTCTTTGTATATTCCAAAATCCAATATTGTTCCATTTCATCAAGTTTCTCTCTCGGATAATGGATAAAATCCAATTTCCATCCATACGGATTTTCTTCGCTATAAAATCCTCTTTTTTTAATCGAAAGATCTATGTGCTGATAACCGGATAAATGTGAAATATTTCTCTCTAAGCAGTCAACGCTCTGCCCAATATAAAAGTAAGATATACCGTTTTCATCAGTCCTCGTGTAGAAATAAATTCCGCTCTGATTTTTCATTCTAGGACAAACACTTAATATCCGTTTCTCGTTGTTCTTTTTTATTGCATATAACTGCTTATAATTTACATTCGGCATTTTCTTCTACCTCTCAATGGCGTTGTTAATATCTCTTCAATAGTCCAACCCATACCCTTTCTATGTAATAAGCAATGTGCATTTATACCTACTGTTTCAGCCCACTCAACAACCCTATGGGTTTGTCCGTTATGCTCCCAAACAGGCGAACCTGATAAATCTTTGCATTTTTTACTGCAATAAACCGCGTCATTGTAATGACCGCCTCTTTTGGCGTTAAATGATTTATTGCAAATAGGACATATTTTCATATAGTCTTTTGTGTTTGGATGCTCTCTGTAATAAAGAATCCTTCCGCAGTGATTGCTGCATGTTTTTTGCCCATTTCTCTTCTTTTTCACAAATTGCTTTCCGCAAACAGGACATTTTAAAAATTTTTCATCTATAGGAATGCTATTTCTTTTGTTTTTAGCTTGTTCTGCATTTGTTACAAACCTGCAATTGCTAGGCTCGTAATTCCCATTAACATCAATTCTGTCAATGGTTAAAATGTTCAATCCCTTATCCGTCTTTTCTTCTTTGTACCCGTTTGCGATCGCCCAATCGTGGAAACTTAGAAAATCATTCTTCCATTCATCACACATCACAATCCCTCTTCCGCCGTAATTTTTATAGTCGCGAGAAGTTTTGCAATAGCAACGATATTTAATACTTTTCCAAAGAGGGTACAATCTACCGCATTTATTTGACAATCCGTGTTTATATCCCACTCGATCACTTCCTCTCCAATGGCTTCATACTCTGCATAGCCACATATTTTCCATAGCTCATGCCGGATTCACGCGCCAATTTGCTAATTAAGTCGATTTTCTTATTATTGCTAAGTTTCTTCTCCTTGCGTTTTACTGCATCGCAATCTGGACACAAATTTCTTTTGCTTCCAACCGTCATAAATGTTTTTCCGCACTTAGGGCACTGTTTTTTAACTACTTCTTTGCCATTTGCTTCTTGATGCCTTGCGAGATTCAGCCTGCTTGTGCATCTTGGACAACAACAAACTTGCGTACTCCTTTTTGGAGTAAACTCTGTTGAACAATATTTACAAATTCTAATTTCACTCATAATTTTTTCTTCCGTAGGCGGCATATAGGGGGGATATGCCGCCAAGTAATCAATGGCTTACAATAAGCTTGTGATAACTATTATTCGCCAAACAAGATAGTTTCTTTTAGGCTTTCGCCAAGGTGTTTCAACCTAATTATTCTTCAATTACTTCAAGTTCACTTTCTGTTAAATAACTGTAATCGCTTAATTTATAACTGCTAAGTGCTTTTTCGGAGAATATGCCGACTCTTTTGCGCAATATGGCACATCATCGGTTTCTAATGCAAAAACGATTTCTCCCGGTTCAAAAAACCCATCACTATCACTAATAACTCTGCACTTTGTTCCTTTTTCCATCTTTTCTCCTTTCAGAACGGACAAAGGTTCATATCAACCTCTAGTCCTTTTTCTGCAACATAAACATTTGCTTCATATTCAATTGTTTCTTTCGTTCGTTGTAGGAATAACGCGGGATCTCCGCTTGTGTCCGATAAGTGTATTAAAACGACATTTCGTAAAGCTGGGTTGTCGTTCGTCTGAATAAATTTAAGTGCCGTATCAAGGCTCATATGACCTCGTAAACGGTGTTCATAATTTGACTCATTCCGGTCTACCAAGTCCATGCTATAATTGGCTTCCACCATAATATGCTCAACCTTTATACCGGAAAAGTCATATCTGCAATATTCCAAGTCGGTCAAGAATAACAGTTTACCCATTTCCTCATGCTCGATTAAATAGCCGTAGCACTCGATTTCCGTATCATGCGGTACATTGAAGGGTGTTACTGTAAAACTGCCGATTTGCCGTGTTCTGCGCGGCGGAATGGCTATTGTACGTTCTCCGGTTATGGTTTCAAGTGCGGTCTGCGTTTCAAATGCCGTGTAAACCGGAATGCCGGATCTCATGAAATCCTTTATGTAGCGTACATGGTCTCCGTGCTCGTGGCTCACAATGCAACCGGAAACATTTGCTATTTTCCAATCAATCATTTTCTTAAAATCAAGAAATTTGCATCCGGCTTCGATTGCAAGGATTTCTCCATTGTCGGCAATTAAGGCGTATGAGTTACCGGATGAACCGGAACCTAAGACTTTTAATTTCATAGGCTACTCCAATTCTTCCTCTGCCGGAAACTGAAAATATTCTGATGTAGCTTTCTTAAACATTTCTTTACTTAACGCCTGGGTAAATTCCGTGAAGTGTTCTGAATTGGCAGTATGATGATAAAATTCATTATTTTCATACGCAATTCTAAGCATTTCCATGGCTTTCTTTGCTTTTTCTTCGGTGGAATAATCTGCAACATCTACTGAATCATCATATCCACATATCTGCATCCTCACATAAACGCGCCCATTTATACATCCTTCATATACAGAAACCCAAGCGTTATCATACGGGAAATCCTTTGTCCCGTCCTGCGATATAACTCTCATAGAAAACCTCCCTAATCTTTCATAAAGTCCGGTACATTCTCGTCATTCTCAACGACTTTCTCCGGCTCAACTGCTGCACCGTCGGTCGCTTCGGATTCTGCTACGACAAACGGCTCTGAATTGGCGTTTTGCTCAATATCATAGACTACATCCTGTTCAAGCATTTCATCGTGACTAATCTCCTCATAATCGTCTTTCTCGCCAAAACCACTATGAGTATTGTTGATAGATTTAAGAAGTCTGTTCTTAACAGTTTTCATAGCCATCTGGTCTGTAAATTTCTGATGAACTCCGTTTCCGTTCTCCTTATATCCGAATCCCTGTTTCCACGCTGTTTTTATCTGCTTGATTGTCATAACCTCTGTTTTAATAGTTCCGTCTTTCATAACCGCAACCGCATATGCACCCTTAATCTTGTCATTGTCAATATTGTCGATTTCCTGCGAGTGCTCTACGATTGTTTTCTTTCCGTTCGTAATAGTGTAACGGAACTTATCGCCCTCATAGACAACCTCTGCGTTAATATCAGCAAGTCCATATCTTCTAGCAACGCAAGTTGCACCATAAACAGACGGCTGACAGCTTAATTTTCCTGCGTAGGCAACCGGATAACACTGTTTCTTTCTCATTGATAATCCGTCTGTTACCATATCTATGAGGGCGTTTTCGATACTTGCCCTTGTGCAACTCTGCAATACAGGCTTTTTATTCATATCTACTGTATCCTGTAAAATTAGCATTGCTGACATGAACTCGTTTGTGTAGTTGTAATCCTTTGGGAATGTTAAGCCGAATCTCTCTTTCTGCTTGATTTTTACAACCATTCCCTCTGTAAAGTCCCTTGCTACAAGTTCCCTGCTTTCGGCTTCTTTCGTTTCTGCAACTGCTGTATTTTCTGCCATAATTATTTATCCTCCATTCCGCTTAAAATAGCTTTGATAACTTCTGCCATGCGTTCTTCTTCGTCGTTTCTTGATATTTCTTTACCATCCTTTGACAGCTCCTCTTCGCTTGCTCTCTGCAAAACAAGGTTGTATTTCTCCTCTCGGAGAACTCTCCTTAATACTACTAAAAGAGTTTCAAATTCAGCCATGATAACCGGCTCTCTTCCGTCTACTTCTATTGTTCCAAAATCTGATTTAATCATATCTATTCCTCGCTTTCTATTCACAATATGACCAATTACAATGTGGACACCCTGTAATCAGCTCTCTCGATGCTCTTTCAACTGAAATACCCGGCTTCTCAATTTCTTCCCCACTGTAGCATTTTCTTTTTGCAGGCTGATATATCTGCCTGTTGCACTTCCAACACACACCATTTCTAGGTGCAAAGTGTGGATATCCTTTTTCTTCGCAAAACTTTGCCTGCGCTTCAATAGCCTTGATTGTGTTGTATGTATCTTCCGGTTCTTCATACTTCTTAACAACTGCCATCTTATCAGCACCGTAGGTTTCTACCCACTTCATATCCACTGATTCATCCGTAACCGTCAGCTTTGCGCCCTTGGCATTTAAAACCATGTCTCCGGCTTTCACGGAATCCTTGGTGCGATACACGTAGCTTCTGGTGCTGTTTGGGAATTTTGCTTTGATATAATTCATTCTGATACCTCCAAAAATTAGTCTTCCGGTTGCTCGAAGGAAACATTTATTGGCATATTCCAAGAGGATTCTGCAATATCAGAAAGCGATTTCAAAAATGATGCTGCAATGCTTTCTTTAAAATTTGTACTCTGCAACTGTTTTCTGATTTCTTTTGCAAATTCCTCTCTGTTTTCATTGATATACTTTTCAATTTCTTCTTTTACTGTTTTTTCAATAGTATTTTTTGCAAGCCAATCAAAGTATGGCATCGCACGCCAAGAATCCTTTTCCACGAACTCGCCCGTGCTGTCCACATACTTATCCGTCATCTCATGAATAGCATCACGAACTACAATTTCCGGATTTCCCAACGCCTTTACAATTCCCGCATTTACTTCTTCTCTAACTGCCGCTTTAATAACTTCATCACTAATGTTCAAACTCATCATATTAGCCATTTATTTTTCCTCTCTTTCCTTTATTTCTCGCGTCTTTCTCGCAATACGGAAGAGAACAATGTCCGGATTCCGCAAAATCAAAGAATCCTCTCTTACTTGCACTCTTCCAACGCTTGCATGACATACACCGTGCATCCGGCTGTGTGACGTTGTTCCCAATTCCTACTCTTGACATTTACACACCCTCGACTTTCAACTGCTTGTCCTCTGAAACGCTCAAAAGGATTAACTGTGCATCCATATCCGGCACATTGAACTCATTCAGTGATTCTGCGTTATCTACGAAAATCGGCGCGCTCACACCGTATAACTCGCTCAATGAGCGGATAATATCAAGTCCGGCTACGATTCTGTGACCACTGTTCAAAGTCGAATAAGGTACACCATTTACAGCACACTCACAGCAATCTTTCATACCGCCATTTAATTGCATTTCGAAGAGTTTGAAATTTACTGTCTTAAAATGGCTGTTGATGGATTCAGAAACCTTATTCAGCTTGAAACGAATGAACTCTTCCAAGAGGTAAAGCATCTGCTCCTGGTCTGCAACTTTCTGCCCGATTTCTTTCTGTTCGTCTCTAAGCGTTTCGATACGATCATCAATCATAACGTTGTTAACCGCCTGTGCGATAACCTTGTTTACTTCATCAAGTTGATTCTTTAATTTTGCTTTATCAGCTTTTGCGTCCTCAACAACCTTATCTGCGCCCTTGGATTCTAACTCTGCAATATCAGCAAGCAATTTATCCTGTTTAGCCTTTAACTTGACATATTCCGCATTCTGCGTATAATCAGCACAAGCCGGAATCTTAGAAATCTGTTCGTCAAATCCCTTGATAATGTCAATTTCTTCCGCTTCATGCAGTTTCAAGGTGTTGATTGTGTTTTCCAATTCTTTGTTGTTCTCGGTCAACTCCTTAATCATTTCAGCACACGCATTTCCATCATCAACAATCATGGCAAGTGTTTTCGCGTGTTCTTCATTAAATATTTCGATTGCATCTGCCTTTCTCTGCGAAAAATCGGCTCTTAAAGACTCTATTTTATCTTCCGGCAATCTTTGTCCGCATAACGAACAAACCGTTGTAGATTCGTCAAATATCCACTTGGAATCATCAAATTTCTTCACTACTTCCTCGTTGTATTTTTTCACAAGGTCGGCTTTCTTAAGAGTCTGTTCGGAAATTGATTTCTTACTGCTTTCAATGGAATCCTGCGCTTTTCTGATAGATGAACGAACATCCTCTAACTTCCGTTCGTGGTCATATTTGTGGTTTTCGATCTCGCGTTTCTTGCTTGAAAGTTCGTTATTCATGGTCTGCGCGATAGCTGACATTTCAAACTGACAATGCATTTCTTCGTTGCGCATTTCATCAATCCGCACATCAGATTTCGCCATTAAATCTTCAAGTGCTTCAATCTTTCTCTCTAAGTCGGCTTTCAACAACTCCTGCTCTGCCACATCCACATCAACCTTGGATTTCTCGGCTTCATCAATACGCACCGGGATTTCAGCCTGTTTCTTCTTCCATTCAGATAATGCCTTGGAAAACTTGGCGCGAATATCATCTGTAGACGGTGCTTTTTCCAATTCATCAATCAGCGGCGCATACTTGGAATCTGTCTTTGCCAACTCCACATCTGAAACCTCTGCAACAAGTTTCATCAGAATGTCTCTCTGTTCTTTCCATTTCAGAGAAGAAAAATACCGCGGATTGGTCAGCATTTTAAACATTTCCTCACTCTGTGCAAGACCGGAAATATAAGCCTTAAATTCAGCTTCACTCTTTGGATAGCCGTCAATCTCATAAGAATTTTGGTTTCCCTGCAATGATACTGTATTAGTTCCGCGCTTCTTAACCCAGTTCTGCTTCTGAACCTTGGAAAGTTCCACTTCTTTGCCATCAACGTCAATAACTCCTACAACCTTGATTTCCACGTTATCAATGCGGTGTCCGTCCTTATCCAACGGTCTGACGTTGAATTTTTCCTCTCCGGCACTGTTCTTATTAAAAAATAACCATGAAACTATATCAAAAATTGTTGTCTTTCCGGACGCGTTCTGTCCGCTAATCTTTGTCTTTTTCTCCCCAAATTTAATGTCAATGTTCTTAATTCCTTTGAAGTTCTCTCCATGTAACGATTTTAAAATCATTCGCATTTTTACACCCCCACGATTCCTTTTATTGACAACTCATATGTAACTTTTTCCACAACGCGACCATCTTTACACGTTTTCTTATATCTCCGGCTCTGCAATCTTCCGTATGTGCTTACCCTATCGCCTAAAGCAAGTGAGTCCGTATACTCTGCGAACTTTCCCCATGCGATGCAAGTAATCAAATCCTCTTTCCCGTTTTCTCTTAAAGTTTTGAGTTTCACATCACAGATTTTACGACCAAGCGGTGTTTCTCTAAGTTGCTTTTCCTCGATAATTCCATCAAGACTTACTTCATTCAAAGGGCTATCATCCTCTGGCTTCGTGATTGCATCCGCCATAACATATGTAAGAATTGCTTTTCCAGATCCGGTTTTTACACGTCTGGTAATTATCTTTCCCTTGACATATACCGTTCCGCTAATTCCTGTATCGCTGATTTCTTCATCAAACAGTACCGGAAGTATATCTGCAACGCCGCTTCTTCTTTCAATTCCGATGAAAAATTTATAAAAAATCTTACCGTTTGATTTATGGCTTTCCCTTGGTGCTGATACAACATCACCGATCAGTGTTATTTTGTTCTCCATTGCTTCTCCTTTCCATTTCTCTGTCAAGAACCTTTTCAAATTCCTCTTTATCGTCTTGTTTCTTCTTGCCTTTGCCCTGCATCAGTGCAACTAAAGCTTTTCTTTCATAATCGCTACAACGGATGCCACTAATAGTCATGCTTACCATGAGCATTTTTCAATCTGCTTTCTCCTTTCTCGTATTCTTCGGTTTGTTTCCTCTCTTGATAAATCAATGGTTATCTTTATCTCTGCGATCAGTGTTATTACAAAGCATACAAATGCAATCACTGTCGGAATGTTGATAACCGAATCAGATGAATCAAGAAAGCAACAAGTAACCATTCCTATTAAAAAGCTGACATATTTAATAACCTGGTATATCATGCCCATGCTCCTTTCAGAAATTTGTTTACAAAGTAAACCTGTCCTTTTCCGGTAACTTTCGTTGTCTTTGTGATTCTTACTGAACCGTCCGGATTCTGAATGTTGCTTTCCTTAACCTCGAACAATCCCTGCTCCACATATCTCTGTTTTGGCATGTTCCTAGAAGTACCGCTTTTAATAAGGAAGTTATTCTCTCGCAACCACTCAAACAACCGCTTCTGTCCAATCTGCACACCGTTCTGACAAATCAGCTTTGCTAAATCGCCAATGAGGATTGATGTATGGCTTGCAGATACCGCATCAGCGAAAATCTCTTTAGGTATCATTCCTTGGATTCGTGAGTCCTGCATAGCAATGATGTTGTTCTTTTCGTCAATCTTTCGTTGTGCCACCATAAGGGCCTTGGAAAGCAACTCTTCATCAGATAAGGTTTCCTGCCCTGCTATGTAGCCACCATTCTTACGGATTGACGGAAGGACTTCATGCGTAATCCATCTTTTGAAATCCTTAGCTTCTCTTTTTCTGCTTGCAAGTACCAATGAGTAAAGACCGTATTCGTTTACACAGTTTGTCTCTCCACCGGATAACCCTAAATTGAATTTAGACTTTTCATCATCATCAATTCTTTGCATAGCCATTGTTGGGTTTGACAAATCTAACGACCTGCATATGTCACTTGCGACAAACCAAGGCTCATTATCTTTAGTAATTGTCCGAATCTCTCCAAATTCTTCATTATTGAAAATCTGTAATTCGTTCATAGCTCTCCTTTCTGTGGTATAATTCCCTTATCATCAAATAAGGGAGGTGATACAATTTGAAATACTTTTTAATTTGCGATTTTTCTACAATATCCTGCGACCGCGAAAAGATGGCAAAGATATTAGCCGAAAATGATATAACGTTCGCAAATATAAATAATTTCTGTTGGGAACTAAATGTTCCTGAAACGTTTGGAAATCCGCTATGCGACACAACAGCAGAATCTATTCATTGTCTGTTTTATCAGTACACTCACAAGAACTCTCTTCTTCTTGTGGTAAAAGCAAATGAATATTTTCCAAACGGAGATTAGGATATAATCTCTTTGTTTCTTCATATACGGTTTTGGGTTTCAGCCATTTCCGCATATGGAGAACCTGTTCCATGACATCCATATCGTGAATATCCACTTTGTTTAAAATCTTCTGTAATTCCTTTTCCATTCCATTAAAATAGGAAACCGGAACAACAATTATGTCATTTGCTGATTTAATCTCTTTCAATCTCTCGCCCCTTTCTAATTAAGAAGAGAATCAACAGTTACATTTAAAACCTTTGCAACGGCGTTAAGGTTTTCTGCACTAGGGCAAGATTCGTTCCATTTGCGGATTGTAGCATTGCTAAGTCCTGCTTCTTTCTCGACTCTCATAATGTTTGTACCCTTTTCATTGCAAAGCTGCTTGATTTTGTCGTAAAGCAAATCGCATACCTCCCTTTCTATAGACTTAGAAAACATTCTATTGACATAATGTAGATAATATTCTAAAATAGGTTTGCCGAATGAATTTAAGAACAGTCTCTATTTATATTTCGTAGAACATTTTCTAGTTGATAAAGCTATTATATAGAAGATGTTCTAGTTTGTCAACCCATTTTATAGAAATTGTTCTAGTGAAATGGAGGAAAATTATGACACCGCTAGAAAGAATTAGGTTATTGTGCAAAAAAGCAGGGATTAGCATGACTGCCTTAGAAGAAAAGCTGGAATTTAGCAACGGCTCTATCTCAAAACCGAAGGATATTCCATCATCGAGAATAATAAAAATTGCTGAATATTTTGGAGTGAGTACAGATTGGATATTGACAGGCGAAGAAAACTCCGCATTTTCGGATGAATCGGCTCATCTTATATCTAAAATAAGAAACGATGCAGACTTGGAAAACGCCATAAAAAAGATACTTGCCCTTTCAGATAAGAAGAAAAAGCACGTTTTTGAATTGATTGATTTATTGAGTGAGGAATAGTTATGTATAGAAAAGAATATGGATTTTGTGAATTGGTTAATAAAAATGTTACAATAGAAGTTGAACAAGTTCCATACAATAGCAACGAAGGAACTGTATACGCAAAAGGCAAGATACGTTGCGGTTATAGCGACACAACGTATCATTGCGAAAGAAACGATTGCCCTATATGGCGTGGTCTTGATTCTTAAATTTAATCTCAATCTCGCTCTCTCCGTCATTTCCTTCTAATCTTGTAACAAACGGAGAGTCTATTGACATATTGATGCAATTAAAATCAAGGTGAACAACAGGCATGGATTGCGCTTTCTTTTCAAATCGTATACTGCGCACTCCATGCACAACATGACCGTCAATCAAAACTTCGCAATAAATGCTATCTTCATCAATTGATCTGATTTCAAGCTTTGAATTTTTCATTTTTCAATCTCCTTTACAATGTCAGAAATTATTATGTAGATATAACGCAAAATCTTTGAATCATCGATTTTATCAAGTAATTCAATTATCATCTTTTTAAAGTCCATAACAAAACCCCCAATCCTTATACCCCATTATAGAACGTGCGTTCGGCATAGTCAATCCCCAATTATGGGCGGAGCCATGCCAAGCCCCACCCATGCCAGAACTTGAAGCGTCCTTTCGGACAAGTCCATAGTATCACTGCAATATGCACGATTTCAACATTTTTCGGTCGCAAGTTTCGACAGAAAATGTCGATTTTTCAAGCCTTTTGTAATGTCAGCTTTTATTCAATGCTTCATCATCCACTTTGCTTGCAGTGCCATCTTCATTTAAGACATACCCTTGCGCAACAAGTTCCTTTTTGACTTCTTCTCGCCACAAAGTAGGTATATCTGTCCACTTCTTAAGACCGTTCTTTACCCGATATACATAGAAGTTTACCATATTATTTTACCTCCATTTCTGCTACCATAGTAGCCAATTCCTCAATCGCTCCATCATGTGTAGCGACCATATCTGCAAGACCATCAATTCCGCCACTGTTCACGGTGATTTTCTCGTTAGCATTAGCATTGAGTTTCTGCATAACCTCATCAAGTTTCTGAGATACATCATTAACTCTGTTAGAGACATCATTGATAGCCTTGAACACTTCTTCTCGTTCTTTACGATTCATAATCTAACCTCCAATCTTCTATAAATAATTTATTGAATAATTCATCCATGCTTTTTAGTGTCAAATAACATTTCTTGTCTTTAAGTGAACCACGCCATGAAGCATACGAAGTTCTTACATCTTCAAATGATAAAACTCCATCATCTAATTTCTTCTTTAGTTTTTTAAGCTTCTTACGTTCCCTTGTTATGCTTTTATGATTTGGTCGCCTGATTGCTTCGCCATTGTCCAATAGATTAAACCTTGTTTTTAAAAATGTAATAACGTGAGTTGCTTTTACAATCCTAGTTTTCTTTTTATTAATTTCCAATCCAAGAGAATCCACAATGCGATACATACTATTTAATATCTGTTTTGCTTCTTCTTTTGTTTGAACAGTTAGGTAAAGGTCATCATTAAAGCGACCGTAATCTCCGAATTGCTCCATATAATGATCTAAAAGATTAGGGTAGAAGATAGCAAAATTTTGGCAAATCTGACTACCTAATCCAAGACCAATACATTCTCCGTTTTCATAAAACGAATTAATAACAGATTTGTAATACCACCGTGTTCGTTCATCATGGAAATACTCATTCAATGCCGCAATTAATTTGTCGTGTGGAATCGAGGCAAAATAATTATGAAAATCGCTTTGAATCACATAAAAATCACGTCCCCATTTCTTATACGCTTTCTTTAAGTCTCGTTCGAAATAATCCCAAGCTTGATGAGTCCCTTTTCCCTTTTGACTTGCACAATTATTTTTAATCAAGGTTGATTCGAGCATTGGCGTTAAAATGTTGTTCGCTATAGATTTCTGTACAACACGCTCCGATATGTGACAAGCCTGTATCTTGCGTTTCTTGCCTCGTTCCCATATATAAAATTGCACATAACCACGAGACACATCTTTGCAATTCTCTAGCTTTCTATGCAATTCAGATACATTCTGAAACAACTGCATCTCGTAATTTTGCACACTTTTCTTCCACGAAACACCTTTCTTGCATTCGTAAAAAGCTTTAATCAATTCATCTACGGATATTGCTTTATCATAGTTACAAAGTTCCTTTTCTTTCTGTAAACGCTTTTCAAGTCTCTTTTTGCGATCGCGCTCAAATCTAGCTTGTTGTCGTTCTTTATTTGTCAAATTTATTATAAGGCGTGCAATTACCAGGCGAAATGTGTTTCCGGCTGTATTCCGCATATCCTCATGCCATGAAATATCAGTAGCCATCTGATACCATGCACGTTAGCGCCCGACACTACGGAACTGATAATTGCCATATTTACACGTAAAATTTCCTACGTGGCGGTCATATTCTCCTTATGAAACCTCAACAGTACAGTTTTCAGCATATAGAATGCTTACTAGGTCGGAAAGAATACATGAGGTTCGTAATCAAGGGGCAACGCCATATGCGTTGTTCGCGTTGTTATTGTCCGCGTTACCGTCGTTGCCCACAATGCAGAAGTTCGTAGAGTTACCGCTATTAGGAGACATAGAATATAACCTTTGAGTGCCTTAATTCCTTTCTAAGTATTTTCGGATGACGAATCATCATTTTCTGATTTTGGTTCTTCATTAGGATTTTCGCTTTTATTATTTTCTTTTGACTTTTTCGCTTTCTGTTTTAAAAGCTCGCGATTCAAAACTTTACGTCCACTTTTGAACCAATTATTATATTTACTATCTATTGATGATGTTAAATCAAATACCTCGCCCATTACACCGCTTGGAATATTTGGAAATAACTGATATGCAACATTTAATTGTTTCTTTAACGCTACAAAACTTGATTTTCCTAATACTTGAAGTTCTTCTCTATCGCTCAAATATTTCTCTGAACTTGGGAAAATAGCATTTGCACCGTCAAATTTTTCAGAAACGTCCATAGCCAAATCAACAAGTCTGTTTGAAATAACAAATCTTGCACGCTTTGGAAAGTATTTTTCGTTCATAACCATACGAATTACTTTTAATTCTAATTGTGTTGCGAGATAACATACATCTGATTTATCCGTTTGTTGTGATTTTGGAACAGATATTTTTATTCACTTCCTTTTTATTTATTTTAATAGGTCGCAAAGCCTTTTAACCGCCTAACGTCGGTAGATTGGCTTTGCTCGGATTTTTAGATACATAAACAAGGGGCAACGCCAAATGCGGCGCCCGCGACGTCATAGCCCGCGGTACCGCCGTAGCCCACAACGCAGAAGTACGCAGAGCTACCGCTACCCGGAGACCGCTCCCAACAGACATTTGAAACATAACTAGAATTCCACTTAGGCATCTTATATCTGTTTGCAGTTGCATTTTTATAATACTGATATTGCGTTCCTTCTCCAGCGACAGAATAAGTTTTACTGCCGAATATTTCAATTTCAGCAGCTAGGAAAATTTTATCTTCGGTGACTTCTGTACCAGATGAACTTCCTCCACCTGTGCCTGATTTCTTATTAACCGTCTTAATCATAGATTGCCATACACTAGGTAAAGCTGCAAAGAACACATTATTGCACCATATACGTCTTGCACAGTTTTTCCAACCACCGTTATTATTGGCGTAACTGCTCATATAGCCATTTTCTGAATTGCTTGAGCCATTTACAGGATTTGACGCATTCGCAGCATCCATAAGACAATCTTTCTGTAAAAGCGTTATGGCGGCTTTTGTATGTCCGTTGATAGGAGTTGTCAAGTCATCATGGTTGAAATCGCCAATTACAAATTGAACTGTCTGTGCTCTATGTGATTCACCCACGCCTGTAGCCGCCATAGCTGATAAAGAAACAGTTCTCATATCGCCAACCGCCCAATAATCAGCGATGTTGATTTTATCGTTGTAATGGGCTTGAATCATCTTTGCGATTTCTTCATCTGTACCGTCAGCAAAAGTTACAATTTTTAATTCAGTAGGCTCGCCAAGAAGTCGATTGCCCGAATCGTAGTTGTAAACGCCATCGGTTGAATATGGAAACAGTGCGAAATAATACTGCTTGTCATTTGTAAGACCGCTTTTCTCAAATCCCGTAGTCTTGTACTTATTACGAGTTGTATTATCAACAAGCACAGTTCCATCATCGGGGCTTGTCGGATACCCGCTTTCTTTCATTACAAGTTTCGTTCCTGCCCAGGTAGAAAAGGTCGAACCCTCAATAACTGTATTGGTCGGGTCTTCCCATGTAATAACTACCTTTTTGTCATCATTTTTAATTTGCGGATTTACTGTCGGCTTTGGAGTGATAGTAGCACCGCCACCCTTGGCAGACAATACACCTTCTTCATTCACAAATGTAGTCTTTCCATCGGGCTTAATTCCACCGAGAACTTCTATGGTCGCTTTTGGCAGTTCATATGTGTTTGCGCCATGAAGAGTACCGTCTTCATCCGCAGTAATTGTGGTTCCGTCCGGTTTGTATTGCTTGAAATCATCAAGTTTTGCCTTATCTTCTTTTGACATAAGTCCGTCTTGCGTCTTTGTTGCATTTGGTATTGTTTGCAAACCGCCTATCGCTCTCATCCAATACTCAATGTTTGTTGGAAGTATTCCAACGGAAACTTCTTTCTTTGCTATAAAAAGAGCATTGTTGTGCGTTACTGCATCCAATCTCTTATATGTAGCATCTGCGCTCCAATCTCCCTTTGGCACAATTGCCACTCTTCCTGCTATAGCCATTCTAAGCCACCTCCCAGTTTAAATTTCCATCATTGTCAACGACAAAGTTATATGCCGAATTGTCCGTGTAAATCAACTCCCCATCCTCATTCACATCAAATTCTGTCATTGTGAGTTTCTTGTTAATCTCGTCTTCGATTCCCTGCGCTCGGTCTGCGCTGTCCTTGGCATCTGTGGCGGATTTTGCTGCGTTGGTTTCGGACTCCCCTGCACTTTTGGCAGACGCTACCGCCTTGGCAGATTCCACCTTAACATCTGCTAAGAAATTAGGTTGCAACTTATCCTCGGTAATCGAACCATTCTTAACGATAGCCTTAACCTTGCCATCTGTAATCTCAAATGCAATCGTATCAGAGTCCAAGAACTCATACTCTGTAATCAGAGATGATAAATCCACATTCTGTACTGTGCCATCGTCAAGCGTGATTACTAATTGTTGTGTCTGCGGATCATATTTGAAGTTGACCGCCAACTTTTCCAACTTGGTGTCAATAACCGCCTTGGAACCGTTCATCTTAACGACCGTCAGCGTTCCGTTGGATTCATCCCAAAGTATTTCCTTTACAAGTTCGTTAGCTTTGGTCAAGTCAACTTTTGTGGTATCAAGTGCACACACACGATCGTCGATTGCATCAATGCCGCCCTCTATGTTGTTCAGCCTATCTCGATTGATTGCGGTTTTTTCACTTGGAAAATTCTCCCAATGCTCACGGCTATAGATTTTCTGATATGCCATCAAATCACTTCCTTTCTAATGCGGATAATCGTTGCTCAAAGTCTTTCATCTGTTCACTCAAATTTTTGTTTTCTTGCTTTAACTTTTCGATTTCCTTTTGTTGTTTTTGAATCATCTGAACATGCATAGCATGAAGCTCGCGATAATTAACGTGATGCAACTTATCATCGACATATAAATCAACGTGTTCATCCGTATCAACCGGAAGATATTCATATAATGACGTATCGTGTTCCCTAATTCCAACATCTAACAAGGCTTTTTCTAATTCCTGTGAGATAAAGCCGTAATGGTATTGCCTGCTATCAGAGGATTTAAGCCCAGGCTTATATCTAAATTTAACAGGATGTAGGTTTAGATAAGCGGCTTCTAATTCTTCCGGCAAATCAGTTATGTGGTCCTTGATTCTTCTATCAGACCCGGTGTCAATCGTATATACTTCGCCATGAATTTGATATGTTCCGTTGTCTCCACCAACCACATTTAAAAATCGAATTGCCTTTTTGATTGTTCCGCTAGTTGTTCCTGTTGGATAAGCCGTTATATTTTTTACCGGAATATTGGGAATAGATTGGTCAACATAACTTTCTGTCGCCAAGTTTTCTCCATTTGCGTCAGTAACAGACGATAAGTCCAACATAACATTCTGCAATAGCGCATTATTTCTTCCGTCATGCCCTAATATCTCTACCCCATATGCATCGCCGCTGTCAAAAAGCAGAGAGTCTATTATATGCGCTCGTCCAAGAGCGTCCAGCTCGAAATTGTTACACTCTACAATCAATCTGTTTCCTCGCAACACGATTTGGTCGGCACTGGCATTAATCATCGAAACGACTTGGTCGTTTTCATCTCTACCTAACTTCAATTCCAGGGATGCGTCTAATTGCCCTTCCGCTTTTTGTGCACGATTGACTTCTGCGGAAATGTTTTTCGCGGTCTGCTCAAACTTGGTATTTGTCTGGTCTTCTAAATCCTCATACGCGGATTGAAGATGGTCTGCGTTCCTCTCTAACTTTCCGGTACGTCTTTCCACACTTTCAATCGTGTCTCTGATAGAGTTAACCTTTGCAGAGTGTGTCTGCGTGCCCTGTGCGGAGATTGAATCTCTCTTGCTTTGCACCCCGGTTAAAGTGCGTTGCAATAGGTACGTTTCAACAATTTCTCTTGTGGTATTGAACCGGATGGGTTCGCCAAGTGTCAGACATGGATTGCCGACACAAGTGCAACTTTTAATCGGTGTGTATGCTGCCTGTTTCATAATCGGCAACAGGTTATTTGCAATCTGTTCCAGCTCCGCTCCGGTCTTGTCTGATACAAGAAAGTTTCCTGTAATCGAATAGTTGTTTCCGGCAGTTCCAACAATAGCACCGGCATTATCATTGCTTGTCTTGATTTCAAGCTGTGTAATTGCCTTGCTTTGGAAGTCCTCGTAATCAAACGTGATGTAGTGTCCGGTCATGGACTCTGTGTTTGCGTCAGACGGAAATACGTTGTCTGCCGGAAACAAATCTTCTGCCGGATAAAGTGCGCTTGTGATTGCTTTCAGAAAGACATACTCAAACTTGCCCTCTCGGTTGATATTACCAAAGCATCCGTTAATCTCACAGATTGCCGTTACAACGGTTTTTCCACTGATAGCGGACTCTTCTGTGACCGCGCTTGAATCGTCCGTCTGTGTTGCTACAATCGTCTTATTGACCGTCATGGAATCATTGACAAGGCTTGTTTCAACTTGAGCAATTCCAAGATGCGTAAAGAAGCTATCCCGGAAATTCTTTAATGTCATTGGAAAGCTAAGTCCTGAATACCAAGCCTTTACATCCGTATTGATAATGTCATACATCGCGTCATATGCCGTAATCTGCCGTTTTGTTCGGTCAGCCGTAGGAACATCGGATGCAACCTTAAAAACTCCATATGGCATCGGATTTTCGCTATCTCCGTCAACCGTTTCTTCAATAGAGATTGTCTTTCCAATAATGTTTCCTGCGGTGTTTCGTGCTGTGAATTTTACGCAATTTGCTTCGCACGCTCCAAATTTTAATTCAGACTCCGAACAAAGACTTTCTTCTAGCGCAAACGTACCGATTTCAAGCATCGAATTGTCTATCTTCTGGTTCGTTCCAACAACAGATATGACTGTCTGTTTATCTGTCGAGGAATCCCAATACTTTTCTTTCAAATTACTATTTATCATATACACCACCTACAAACGAAAATTTGATTGGGTCATATTTTATCTTCCCATGTGCCACAGAATAGAACGTTGGCTGAATATCAGCGATATATCCGTACTGTGTCACATATCCGCGTTTCTCCGGCACGTATGCCGTGATATATCCACCGCGCTCCTTTGCCTTAGTATAGTTCTTTTCGATATTTTCCCAAAAATCGTCAAACTGCTTTTCGGTCAGCATGGCTTTGGTTTCAAACTCAACCTTTAGGGCTTTCAGTTCCACGGCATCACGATGCTCATATCCGTTTTCATCCGTCCAAGGGTCTTTATCCTGCATGTTTACATAGGAACTAAACGTGTCCTGCTTTATTAAATTGTTTGGTATGGTATAATTGCCAAACTTTACTAAATATCCGCCATATCCCATCGTTTACCTCCTAAAAATGGGTATAAAAATAGCACCTACCGTTTGGTAGATGCTATCCATTTAATTAAATTTTAAGCTACTACTGATTCCCATTCAGATTTCAGCTTTTCTACATCGTTTTCAAAAAGTTTGCAAGCGATTTCGTACAACTGCGGAATCATTCCCATTTCCCTGTCGATATAATCCATCTTGTTTCTTACTTTCGGTTTGAGTGTGCATCCTTCCATCCTTGATTTAAGGTTGCAGTGATATTTCCTTTCAAATTCTCCATAAAGCAATGAATAGCGTTCTTGATACTTTCCATCGGCACCGAAACGGACAATCTGCGTTATCCGCTGTCTCTTGGTTGCCAAGTCAATATCATCAACAAGCCCGATAATAACATCTTCCTTATGGATGATTTCTTTCTTCTGCCTTTTAATGGTTTCGTTCTGCTCTCTAACAGTTTTTAATGTCTGTGAAAATATCAGCTTAGTGTTTTCATCTGCATATGGTAGGTAAGTAGAAATAAATAATTCATCATTATTGACATACCCACCTGTTTTACGGATTGTAGGAAGAACCTCTGATGTTACCCAACGTTTGAACTTATGAAGTTTTTCTTTTCTTTCGTTTATAAGGGAGTCGTTTTGTGACACACCCTTTGCTTTCTGCGGTTGCATTTGAAAAAGCAAGGAATATAAACCGCTTTCATTAACAATCGTCATTTTTTGTTTTCCACCTGGAGTATCAATTTGTGACACACCCTTATCAGAATCATCAATATTTGAAAGGCTTCTTCTGTAATTCGTATCTCCGAATACTTCGCATATATCCTTTCCAACAAACCATGGTTCATCATCGACCATGGTCATTCTAATCTGTCCGAATATTGGATTCTCAAATACCTCAATGCTGTTTTGAATCTTAAGCATAAGTTGTGATTTTTTCATTCGTGTCTACCTCCATACATTTTTATCTGAATAAAAAAGAGGAAGCCACTTGTGAAATCACATTGGTTTCCTCTTTCGTACAGTATGGCGTTCAAGTAAGTAATCCGCTTCTTCACGGATAAGGTTGTTTCCTTAGTAATAAGGATAGACTATTTTTGATTTTGTGTCAATCCGATTTTGGAATTAAAATAAGCCGTGTTTCCACGGCTTAAATATCATTTACTTTTTAACTTCAAAGCATACCTTTGATTCGTTCCAATAGTTTGTTTCATATTCAAGAGAAATATCTTTGGCATCCTTTGGGATTTCAAAGCATACAACACCTTTTGTTTTCTTTCCAGCTGATAATGTTGCATCCAAATCTTTATCCTTGCTTGAATATGCGCTCTCCATATCATATCCATCCGCATAACAGTTAAAATCCATAGAAGAAACACATTGATCTGAATCTGAAATATTTACAAATTCAAACTCAAATTTGTAAAACTCATGTCCTTTTGCTGGCTCGTCGTATTCTTCTGTGTACGGCTCGGCTTTCAAAAACGTAATCCTCAAATCTTCCGTCTCAACAGTATCTCCAACTTTAAATGGTTCATTAACCTTTTCTTCCGTTGCTTGAGTTTGCGTTTCTTCATTCGATGATATTTTTTTAGGCGTATCATTCGTATCATCGCTTGTGAATACAAACATTGCTAAAAAGAAAATAATAATGCCGACTATTGAACATACCAAACCGCCTATAGCCGTTCCGTGCCCCCTGTTTTTCTGCGCAAGTGCTATAATCGCAAATACAATTCCAACTATTGCCGGAAATATTCCGATGACAACGCACGCTAACAAAACTCCTGCTATTCCGCACACTAAAGATGCAATTCCCCATCCACTTTGTTTCATAATCAAATTCCTCCTTGCTTGTAATATATACATATCAATATACCACAAGCAGAGGAGTTTGTCACTATACCGGATATGGAGATCTTCCGGTACGATCAAAATATTCTTTTGCGCTTTGCCGTGTGCTATCAAAGATAACTTTTCCGTCAAGTGCAATCTGAATCGGTCGATTATTTCCTCCACCCATTTTCACAAGTGGCTGAATAACTTCCTTTACAGCCTGTGCAACTCCGTAAGAAACAGACGATACAATCTGATCGTTATTCATTACTGCTGTATGACCACCAAGCGTTCCGACAAGTTCCGGCCCTGCTTCTCTTGCAACGAACATCTGTCCCATATTCGGCAATCCACCGACTGCGTATTTCTTAACCGGCTTCCAACTTCCGCCGGAAAATACACCGCCATCAGCTTTCTTTGTAGCTTTCGTACCAACACTAACAGTCTTACCACCGAAAAATCCTTTTACAGATGACCAAAGATTGTTTAATGAGTTCTTCGCAAACCCAATTCCAATAGTTACGGCTTTTTTATCCCCCCATGAATCTTTAAAGTCTTTCCATAACTCACTTATCCTTGTTGCTCTCTTTGTCAAAAATTTGACTGTTCTCTTCTCGCCCCATGATTCTTTAAAATCTTTCCACAATTCACTAATCTTAGAGCCTATTTTAAGGAAGAATTTCGCTGTTTTGCTTTCACCCCATGCGGTTTTAAAATTGCTCCATAAATCTTTTGCCTTTGAACCAATTTTCAGTAAGAACTGCGCGGTTTTCGACTTGCCCCACGAAGTCTTAAACTTTTCCCAAAGATCAGAAGCCTTTGAAGCTATCTTCGTCTTGAACTCCGCAACCTTGTTTTTGACATTCTCCCAGTCTTTTTTAAATCCGTTCCATAATTCAGATGCTTTGTTCTTTATCTTTGCGCCAATTTCAAGAACGCTGTCTTTCTTTTTGCTCCAATATTTATTTACTCCGGATAACCAATTGGCAAAACCTTTCTTTGCTTCATTGAACGAAGGAAGCTCAAAATCTGTAAAAGGAATTTTGAATTTGTAATTTCCGGTTGCCATATCCAAGGCCATTAGTTCAAACGCGGGACCGAACGTGTCATCCCACCAATCACTAAATCCTTGCTTCCAATCGTCAAGAGAATACGAGAATAAATCGCTGAAATTAAATGTTGTTTGATATTTCTGCATTTCCTCCGGCTGCGTCAATTCAGCAATCTTTTTGCCGATTGCTTCTCCGATTGTAAGACCACCCTCCGCCGCTATTGTAATTGCAGCTATTGTGAAAAATGCTTTTTTAATTTTTGCAGTAAGTATCTGTCCTCCAACAGAATCAGCAAGTGCGCCAACGGCTGATTTACTAAACTTCTTTAGTGCATAGGCACCAAGAATTGTTGCAATTGTCTTAGAGCTTAAAGATGTAAGAAATGTTTTTAATCCGTTAAAAATACCGCTCCAACTCAAATCGCCAAAAAAGCCAACTGCAAAGCTCCAAAAACCATCAACCCATCCGTTGATAGCTTCTGCGCACTGTTTCCATTTAAATTTCTTAAAAAAACGGTTAAAGCCATGTGCAAGATTTGTTCCAAATGTTTCAAAATCAAATTTATCCGTAAATCCCTTTGATGCGAATATCGCAGTATTCAACGCTCCTGCAATCACATCTGCGGTTGCGGTAAATACACTATTTCCTTTTTTATCTTCTGAAAACAAACCGTTAAGAAACGATGCGAGCCCACTACCGAAGCCGGACGCTTTAGCGTATATTTTATCCCATTCAATGCCACCAACGGCGTTTACAAGGGCATCTCTGATAGATTCTCCAAGTCCTTCAAGGTCTTTGATGTTGCTTTTGAATTTCTTAAATATCGTGTCGGTCTGAACCAACTTTCCGGTATCTCCACCACCAGAACCACCAGCACCAGAGCCACCACCACTTCCACCGCTTCCAGAACCGGAAGTGTTATCTTTGCTCTGCTTTGAAATAACCTTTAATTCATCAAATGCACGAGTTGCCTGTTGTATTTCTTTTTTTGCTTTCTTGGCATTCTTTGCGACATCGCCTGTGTTTTTCCCTGCGCTTCCTGCGGCATTACTTAAATCGTCCATGCCATCAGATGCGCTTCCAATATCATCAGCAAGACCGCTGATTCCTGCTCCTTTGCTTGCTTCATACTTCCATCCGAAGATAGAACCTAAAGCGTTTGTTACCATTTCCGCAAAAGAAATCACCTTCTGCAGAACTGAATTAAGTGCCTTGATAAATGGCTTAAATGCGTTGATTAAACCACCACCAACTACCGCTCCAAGTGCTTTGAAGTTCTCTTTAAGCATGGTTATCTGGTTATGCCATGTCAATATGTTATCGTAAAGGCTTTTTATCCTCTACTTCTTATGGTTTCCCATAAGTTCGGCGTACATTTTCAACCACAATGTTGCGGTTGTCGGATACTCTTGGGGATGTTATATTCTACACTCTTTCCATAAGAAAAGAGCATAGGTTCAATCCCTACGCTCTACAATGTGCTATAACTTTTATTTTATAGCCTTATCTCGGTATTAGCTTATTGGCTTACCAAAAAGTCAACTTAGCTTTCACCGATTTTACCCGATTTTCATCGACATATTGCTATGCCGCGCGACACATGAAACAAAAGTTTCGTTTATCGGCTGTTCTGGCAAAGTCTCCGGTGATATTGGTTGTATGCGCAAGCACATACTGATAACGCAACATGGCTTTTTGAGCCTGCGTCATCGAGGAAATGTTCGCATCAAGTCCTTGCTTTAACGCCCATTCCTTTAATGTTGCCTGTGTCAAGTCGATACCATAACGCCGCATAGGTGCCGTAGTACCGGAAAATACAGATTGAAGACTCTTGGCAATATCTTCTTGACTCACATCATAAAATGAAGCCATATCTCCGGCTAATTCTGTCAACCGGATAGACATATCTGCCATTTTCCCCTGTGGAATATCAAGGGCAGTTCCCATTGCTTGAAAACGGCTTGCAAACTGTTTCGCAGACAATTCGGACATACCAAATTTTTCAATTGATGTTTTTGCGAAATTGTTAATTAGGCTTTCATACTGCCCGAATGTCTGCCTTACAACGTTCTCAACCTCTGTCAAACTTGATGATATGTCGATTGCATCTCTAAGTAGCCTAAATGCTCGGAATAAAGTCCAATACGTTGCATACACTTTTCCGATTGCAGACGCAAGGGAAAATGACTTCTTTGTTACCATGGATGCACTTGAACTAAATCCACTAAATGAGCTTGTGATGTTTCTTGCCGCACTTCCTGCCGCTCCACCTGTACGCGATAATCTTGCCAATGCATTTGTCATGTCAATAATATTCCGGCTTACACTAGGAGCTTTCGACAGTTCAGACATAAGTTGTCGCATAGCAACCGCAAGTTTTGGTATATTTTCAATCGCCTTGGTGGAACTCTGGTAGCCAAGCTGCTTGATTGCAGATGCAAGTTCGGTCAGGCCCTTAACAGATGCTGACATTCCGGAAATCCCTTTTAATGCATTGGAAATCTGACGCATAGAACCAGCCGCGGCATTAATCTGTCTGCTGTTGATAGAGCCTAATTTGCTTACATTTCTTGCAACTGCAGAAAAAGTCCGTGTATCAATTCCACGCATTGCCGTCATTGCCCCTGCAAGTCGGTTTACCCCTGTGGAAAGACTATTCAGATTTCCGGTACTAAGCCCGGAAAGCGCGGAAGATAATCTTCCAAGCCTTGTCACAAGCGCATCTATCTGACCGCTTGCCTGTCTTGCCTGTGCTTGGATTTTTATTTCAAGAGACTCTAATTCCATTTATCCACCAACTTCCTATAACTTTTTTAGGTTAGCGGCTATCTTCCACATTGATAGCCGGTTAAAAAGACGGTAGGATTTGACCCCTACCGCCCTTGAATTACTTTTTCAGTTTTCCCTTTTTCAGAAGAGAAAGCATTTTTGAATTTTCCTCTGATGTAAACTTAAAATTGGAAAATCCGTTCTTTTTTGCGATTTCCGCTCGATGTTCTTTCGACACATCATCTTCCCCAACCGCTTTTAATGCTTCAACGATTGAACCGGAATTTCCGGTATACTTCGGATAATACTTTCCTTTGCTTTTCTTCGCACCTCCTACAACAATCACTGTATGTCCTTTTGTGCGTGTCACAAGAATATCTCCGTTGCGAAGAATAAACCCTGCATGATAAGAACCCATATCATCAAACAAACTGGATTTCAAAATTACCGGTCGTTCATTGGATGTATTGAAATCTCCCACATCCTTGCCGGATGCATAGATAATACAGGCACGCACAAGAGAAGAACAATCGCATTCCGTCTTGACCTTTGTGTTAATGCCATGTTTAATGACTCCGTAGCGTTCTGATTGGTCATAGCCGATATTTTTATTGTCAGATGCAATCTGCATAGCTTCGGCTAACTTCTCCGCAACCCTATCGTCCTTCGCCCTTAGCACGTACCATCCCTTAGAATGGTTGTAAAACTTCTGCGTAGACACTTCCTGTCCGGTCTGGTCTCCGGCTTTTCCACCAGAATAGCAGTTTCCGTGTTCATCGTGCCGCGCACTTCCGATAATTACTGCCATAGCAATACCTCTTTTCTTAAACTATCTTTGGCTTTGGTAAATGTGATTCTCTCGATTTAGCCGCCCATGCTTCTTCCGCCTTAAGCATTTCTCGTATCTCTGCATCGGGATCGTCCGTATTATGCTTTTCGATGGAATCATAGCAAGTTTCTTTCACGTACTTGCTATTACCCTTGCCAAATGTCGCGTCTATTGCTGTCACAAGTGCTGACGTTGCATATCTGCCAAACCACATATACATTTCCATATCGCGTTGCTTCCATTCTGTCTTATATGCATCCACATAAGGCTTAAGCAACTCTGGATTCATCATATCTATATCATCAACGGAAAATCCGTAGCCTTTCGTTGCCATAAGGTAAAATGGACGGATTTCCGCAACGTAATATTCCCATGTTAATTCTTGGCTTTCGCTTTGGATGGGGTCTTTTTCTTCTCCTGCTCCTGTGCCTGTGCTCTCTCCAACGACTCCATCATCTGCGCTAAAAAACCGTTTGTCATCATTTCCTCCTGCATATCAGCGAATAAATCCATGCAGTTAATCTCGTTTGTATCAATCGAATCATAGAGAATGTTAGACACCTTCTCAAACTGCCTATCGTATCCGTTGTTCGTTTTGTAATCATATCCAAATTCGTCATTGTGATGCATCTGCAATCCCACAAGAAGCGCCTTAGGAAGTGTTTCAAGAAGAATATCTTCCATAGAAGAAATATCTTCCATGTCCTGTGTCTTCATAATATCCTGTAAGATATGTGATTTTAATGATGGTCTTGTTGCAAACTGAATTGTATATTCTTTTCCACCTAATTTAACTTTCATGTTTTACCTTGCCTTTCTGCCCTATATTGGCAAGGGGCAGTGTTGCCACCGCCCCATTGTTGCTTATCTCATTGCTTCAAGTTCTGCGATCGACCGTTCATCCTCGCCTACCGGTGCGGTCGATTGCTCGTCCGATAGGCTTTTTACCCCACCACTGCTACGTTGAATGTTCCATCGTTATTATCAACGACTTTCAGCTTATCTGTAACAAGCTCTGATGCTGTACTTGGAATAACTGTTACCGTCATTTCAAGGATTTCATCGTTTCCACCTACATCGTTAGGTGTGGCTGTTGCAGTTCCTACATATGCGTACTTCGCTACACCGCCAATGCCGTCCGTTCCGTACAGATGGATAATATCAAGTTTTTTATCTCCATATCCATCCACCTTTGAAAGATATTCTTTTTCAAGGTTTCCTGTGATTTCTCTTGAATCAGAAGTCTTAATTCCTTTTTCAAAAGTCTGCTGGTCATCTTCCATTGTGGTTGACTCAACAGTGTTTGGTGGTGATGCAGGACTTGGAACTGACTTAGCCGCAACCAAAAGATTGTATGTTCCTGCAAAGCCAGCTTGTTTTTCCGTGTGCTCTTTTACAATGACACGCGTTTTATAACTTGTTGATGCCATATTTTCTACTTCCTTTCTGCTTATAGCTGATCTAAATGCTCAACGTTTCCAATTGCGCGAGTTGTGCGGAATGTAACCGTTCGCACTTGCTTGGAAATTGTTGAAACTATATTTGATACCTCAAACATTTGTTGCTTAAAAAAAGACACCGAATATGCTGCGATGTCCTTAGTTGCTTTTCTTGAACCTTTGTTTGTAATTGTGATCTGAAATGTTGGGCGAATTGCATTGATTGTCTTTGCTTCATTGGTTCGTCCGGCTTCTGTGCCACCGATTTGCCTAACTAAAAGTGTCGGAAATGTTGCGGTACCGCCCGATTCTTCATCTTGCGTCACTTTAATTCCTTTTACCTTGCTTTCCATGTACGATTTCAAAAGGGAACATAAGGTATCTTCAAAATCAAGCGCCCAACTATTTAACTCATTTTCCACCGAATACCTCCCTTGCAATCTTTACATACTGTTGAATAATCTGTTGTTCTGCATTATACATAGGCATTGTGGCTTTGATACCGTGGGTATAACGCCATGTTTCGGTCTTATCATCCCAATAGTACCAACCATCTTCAAAAGCGTGTATTTGCCCCGGATATGTGCCGACACCGAATCCAAGTTCCGGTGCTTTCGGATTCTCTTTGGAGTTATAAAAAATACCGGCTCCAAACTCTACCGCCAATAAAGTATAGAACGGTTCTCTATCTTCTGACGTTACCGTTTTTCCGGTTGCAATCAGAATCGCGTTCGATGTCATTAATTGTGGTGCTTTATCTACCCTTACCGTTATCGTGTTTCCTAATGGTGATTCCGATATGTGTTTTATTGCCACCGTCTGACCTTCCTGTGCAAGCCTAGAAACAAGTAAATCGCATTTAGCCTGTAAACTATCGCGGTACTGTTCTAATTCCTTTATAGCGGATTGTATGGACTTAGAGGATAGTGTCATTGAAATAGTTTTCTTTGCCATGTGATTACCTACTTAATATTCTTCCGAAGAAGAAACAGATCCGTGGTCAGTCCTTCGTCTGCAACGCCTTTTACGATGTAATCTGCGGTTTCTGAATCCACAAGTCCGTCATCAGTGCGTTTGACCTCCGAACGTTTCCACACCACATCACCGGCTTTCAGTGGCAAATATCCTTTGTCCGTGACAAGCTGACAGTATGATGTACTATCATCAATTCCAAATTCTTTCACAAGGGCTTCCGACAGCTTATTGCTGATATTGGCTTGGAATGTCGTAGGTTCTGAAAACCCTTCAACTTCCTCGCCTTTTGGAATCTTGTTGCCTTCGGAATCTAAATAAGGTACAAAGTTTCCATCGGAATCCTTGTACCCTTCATAGACAATATCTCCATTTTCGTCAGTTTGTGGGATGAATACCCTCTGACCGGATTGCGAATACTTCATTTCCTGCTTGTTAATGTCAAGCATTGGTGTTTTCCTCCGGGATTCCGGCAACACTTGTCAGAAGCGATAACACTCCGGCAAGGACTGATGCAGAAAGAACATATTTCCAATCCACCGCGCCCATAAATGCCGCCGTTCCAATTCCGGCAATCGCCGCTTGTGCAACAGTCTTGATTGCTCGGATTCCGGCTTTCTTAGTCCAATCTCTCCAATTCCTCATGGCTCTTATCTCCTTTCCCTATATGAATCTCTTCAATCTCATGTTTCATTTTCGTAACCATTCCATTTCCACCTAGCGCATGGTACGCATCATACATCTCACAGAAGTTCTGATAGGCATATGACGGTATTTCTCCGATTCTGGTGTACTTTGCATGGTATTCAATAAGCTGGACGCGCAAAAGGAGCATTGTCCCTTTACTGTTCGCATCCCTGCTTTTCTTTTGCTGTTTAAGAAGCCAAACTATATATCCAAGCACTATTGGCAGTGCCACGAGATAAGTTTGAATCAAAATACTTTTCATTTGAATCTCCTTTTGACGCACTGCCCACCACCGCTTAATGTGCGCCGCCTGCAACCATAATGGTCACGCTCAATCTTCTTTAATTACATTGCTTTTACAAACGGAAACACTCCAACAAAAAGGCTTTCACGGTCTTTCCATGTCCGGCTCACACCGTTTTCGGAAAAACTTGCCATGTATGCTTCTCCTGCCTGCGACCGGTCGTACACTGCCAAATTGACCATAATGTTTTCATAATTCTTAACATCACTGTCAATCTGGTCTTGCGTGTATGTGTCCGGATAGTTCCGTCTGCTGATAATCTCTTTTCTTGCCTGCTCTAAAAGCTGTTCAATCAAAGGGTTACATTCTTTTTCATCAAACACAACTTTATCGGACTTTTCTCCGGTCGTTTCGTCCTCTACCTCTTCTATATGAAATTGTTTTAAACGAATTTTTACTTGTTCGACAAGCGTGTATGACATAAGCGATCTCCTACAATTTAAACTTTGCAATCAGAATTTCTTTCAGTTCCGCACCGCTTGTCGCTTGTGCGTTTTCAATTCCCTGCTCTGCGGCAAGTTTTTGCAAGTCTGCGGTACTCATTCTGTTGATTTCGGTCTTTGTATACCCAACGGAAGATACCGGAGAATTACTCTCCGGCATTTTTTCTCCTGCCTTGTACCATTTTCCACCACATTTAATTGTGTGTGTTGCTACCACGCTGGATCACCTCCTACATAACTTTCATTACAACAACGCTGTCCATTCCCTCAAATGTTGGAAGTCCGATCATGGATACTACGCAGTGAGTATTGATTGGATGGTTTGTAGCATATGTGTAAACAGAAATACCGGTTTCTACGATAGAAAGGTTTCCGTCTGTAAGACTTCCGCTTCTTTCTTCCGGTGTCTTTCCAAATACATAGTCACCAAGATAAACTCCGGCACACTGACAAGATACAATTCCTGTTGGAATAAAGTATTTTGTCTGACCGTCAGCCGGATCAACGTATAACTTATCGTATACCTCGATCTCAATTCCATAGCCGCGCAGATATTCAGTTACCTGTGACTGCTGTAAACGAATACCGCCTGTGTATGCAGTAATACCGAGAACCTGTTTCTTTGTGTCCTCTGCTTTGAGAACCATTTCCCATGTCTCTGTGTTCATACTGAATCTTGTCAGAGAATATCCGGTTTTCTTAGCAAAGTTACGTCTTGTCTCGATAAGATCATCAAGTGGCGTTGCCGTTTCCGGAACGTTCCACTTATCGGCTTCACCTGAAATCTCAACAAAGTGATCTTTCTTGTGTGCTTCGCCACTGTCAGAAGTGTACTCGACTGTGTACTTCTTCTTTCCGATATTTACATCAATCTTCGGTACACCGTCAGCTGGTGCAAGCAAACTCCAAATCTGTCTCTCTGGCACGACTCTCGCACCTTCGATCAGCATCATAGGCTTTTTGCTGATCTCACGAAGTACATCATTTGCAAGAGAAGTGTTCTCTGCATTTCTGTAATTGTCGTATTCCTGCTCCTCTCTCTCTGTTACCATGTAGGACTCACGATAGAAAGGCATCTCGTTTTGGATATCAGAGAAACCGCCAACATCTCTCAACTCTGCCTGTGCATCAAAGTTAGATGCTTTCAGTGAAACCGGAAGACCGCTCTTTCCCTTAATAAATCTAAGGTCAAGGCTATCTTGCTTTCTTGTACCAAACTTCTGTCTACCAAGATAAGGTTGGGAGCCTAAAGTCTTTTCATAGTTATTCCACATTACACCGAGACTTCTTGCGGTAAATGCTTCTGCTAATGGTAATGCCATAATTTACACCTCTTTCTTTAATCAAAAAAAGTAACTCTTGGGGTTTTGGCTTTTGCCGTTTCCTCAACAGTTACTCCGTTCTTTGTAAGTTTCGCATTGTCGATATCGCCCTCGTAAACGTAAGTTCCCGGTGCATCACCCATCGTTACGTCAACATCATCAAACAGATAACCGACACAGCTTTCATCGTTTGATGGAAATGGCGTTCCACCTTTTACAATCTTTCTTCCGTTTGCATCTGCGCCTGTTGCCATTGCCTGCGGAACAATACAAGCGGCTCCCAGATAAGGGAAATGTTTTAAAATACCAAGTTCTTGAGTAAAATCTCTTTCAATAGGCTTACCCATGATTTTTACCTCCTAAATTACATAATGATTTTTTTCTTCTGCGGTAGCTGAATTGCTTCCAAAAGTAATCTTTTCAGCATTCTCGACATCCGCTGTCTTTTCGTTGTCTTTATTTCCGCCAGCCGTGTCACCGCCCGGATTCGTACTGCCATTTGCAATCTCCTGTTCCTTGGCTTGCGCTGCGGCGGTCTCTTTTTCGGACATAATCTTTCCAAGTTCGGCTGTATCAAAGCTTCCATCTTCTTTTACAATTGTTTTTGCTTGTTCTGCGGTTACTTTGAAATCGGTCATAGCCTTTTCACGCAAATCTCTAATAGCATTATTTTTCTTCAATTCTGCAATTTGCTGATTAGCTGTGTCTAATGCCTTATTTGCCTTTTCAAGCTCTGTCAGATTTCCAGCCTGCAATTCGTCAAGCTGTTTCTGTAAACCATCTGCCGTGTCAGCTTTAGCCTTGTAGCCATCGGCTCTTTCTTTCTCTTTCTTTGTTTCGCCATTGACTTGATTCAGATAATTGCTTACCTGTTCATCCGTAGGTTCTGCCACTCCGATAGCAATAAGGTTCTGTTTTGCCTGTTCTCTCGTCATAATTACCTCCGATTCACTACGCTTTTTTACGTTGGTTGCTCAACTTGTGATTTCTCCTATTTCACGCATAGGTGCAAAATTTATAAAATAAAAACAGCCACCAATTACTCGGTGACTGTCTTATCTTTAAATTTATTATTTTGTTTTATGCCACTTGTCGGCACCAGTTGGGGTTTCTAAAGCTCTTTCTGTTGACCACCCTCGTTTTATTCTTGAATATAATACTTTAGGGTCAAATCCTAGATGCTTCGCCCATTCAGAAACTGTTTTTGTTTCTCCTTTGTATGTCAAATACCTCTTACCTGCGTTTGAATTTTTCTTTACTTCGGTAGTCAGTGCCTTTTCTGCTGAATACCCGTTATTCAATCTCCAACGAATAGTTGATTCTGATATTCCTACTTCATCTGCCCATTCTTGTAAGCATTTTGTCTTTCCTTGATATTCAAGAAAGATAGTATTTGTTCTATTATTAGCTTGGATTTTTGCATCTGTAAATCTGCAATTATTTGGCTCATAATTACCATTTACATCTATCCGGTCAATACTTTGTTCTTTTTGGTGTTTATTTTCATCAAAACCATTTTCGTAAGCCCATTTCGCAAAGTTCCTCGCCCCGTCTTTCCCTAACCATTCCTCGCATACTTTAATCCCTCTCCCACCGTATTTCTCATACTTCCCATCATTAGGATTGTAGCACCTTGCTTTCATGCTTTCCCAAGTTTTATAAACTCTTTTACCTGTCAACCCATGTGTAACATGTCTTGCCATTTTCTTATCTGGCATATAATCATCTCCTTTACATGTATTATATCATAGTTGCTAGCAACTTGCAAGTTACTTGACAATTACTTGATGGTAATTTATACTACACAAAAAGAGGTGATAATATGCCGCAAGGAAAAATTTCAGAAAGTAAAGTTAAAACTACAATTGTTATGGAAAAGAAGCTTAAATCTTCTCTTGAGATTATTGCAAAAGAAGAAATTCGCTCTCTTAACAATCTCATGGTTAGTATTTTAACTGATTATGTAAAAACAAGAACCGATAGGAATTAGCTTGTCGGTTCTTGTTTTTTTGTATTCTCATTTTCTTTTTTTACCATATCTACTGTTTTATACAAAACATCGAAATATGGCTTTGATTGTATAAATACTTTTTCGGCATCTCCCCATAATCCACAAGTAGATACTGCTATTCTTGGATTTATTCCAGCTTTTAACATTTGATCGAGTGCTTGCGTTTTTGTATATAAATTATCAAGAGGACTATGGTTGATTTGAACATCAAAATCTCTTGCCGTAAGCCCTAAATCATGGTCTTTAATTCTTATTACGTTTAATATTACTTTAGCCAATCTCTTTTCCGATGTTTTTATTATCGGGTCTTTTTGTTTAGCCCTGGTTTTAGAGAAGTCCCATCCTGCCCTTAAAGATACCGCCCCCTGTGTATCACCACCAGAATTTTGCGATTCTCTTGTCGGTATAGCAAGAATGGACTGTGCATTATCCCACAAATCATCCTTTGCGACTTGGCACTCTGTCTGGTTCAGCTCTTGTGTCATAATGTCAACATCTGATTTATTCTGCTCATTATTGGATTTTACCGTCAGCGCATGGGAAATCTTCATTTTTTCAAAGGTTTCCGGGTCAATGTCGCAATTTACAAACTTTATCCAAAACTGAACAAACTGCTCAACACCATCCATTCGATTTGACTGCATTGTGTTGATTGCATCCAATAGTCCGATTACAAGCTCAATATCAGAAATGCGCTCATGGTTGTTCGGAAACTCAACAATCGGGATTCCGCCAAAGCCATGCAGTTTCCAATCTCGAACCTCTCCGTTCACAATCTTGCATTCGTAAGAGTCCGTGTAGCAGAGTTTATACATCTGTCCATCGGCATCCTTAAGCTCTTGGATTGCTAAAAGTGGTTCTTCTGTGGATTGGCTGTAGATAACAAACGTATTCATTGGTGTTGGTGCGACAATTCTAAATGGTATATCTCCATTTGCAAACTGCACCGCCTTAAATGACGTTCCGGTTGCTGATTGCCACTCTCCTGCCTTAATGTCCTTTTCCTGCTTATTAGCATCGGTCAGATAATCGTTAAATTCATCAACCGCATTGTTTATACGGTCATCGTCTTTCCTACTAATAAGCTGAATTGGCTCACCGTAAGTCTGTCCAACCTTGAATTGAACAATCTCATAGGCATGGTTTTCAGATACCTTATTGGTTATATCCGCATTCTGCACCTTTGTTCGGTACAATACAGGCTGATCGCCCTTATAGTAGTTCCATAGATACCGAATGACTGTCTTGTTGAAATAAAATGCACCAATGCAGTTTCCGACAACATTTCTGATATTGTCTGCCGTAATCTGTTCTACGTTAGCATATGCAATTTTTCTTCCATATCTGCCTTTTACAAGGTCGTGAAAATACTGTGTGTTCTTCATATAAATAAAACTCCACTACTGCAAGCGCGTTTTGGTATTGGCTTTGTTTCAATCTTGCCTGTTGCCACGCGATAAATCACAATATGATTGCATTTTTTACATTTACACGGATGATCTATCGTAGATCTCCCATCATAATGTCCGGCAATTCTTCCGCAATCCGGGCAATATATAGTTACTTTTTCCATAGAAGTCTCTTTCTTACAAAAAAGGCACCGCCATTTCTGACAGTGCCTTTTACGGGTTATATGCTTTTGGGGTTGTAGGATTTTGTTTTTCTACTCTTTTAGTATACCATGCAAGTTTTGGGAAATGTTGTGAAAGAATGTGAACTATTGTGCACTTTTATGCACTCTTTTCAGAATAAAGCTGTCCATAACGTCTTTCAAACTCCTGCAGTGCTCTTTTCCTAAGTTTCATAATGTTCCTGTAGGAATATTTCATCTCAACGGAAATCAAGTTCCAATCTTTTCCATTAACGTAGTGTGATGAAAGCACGATATACACATCTGTATTATCCATACTGTCAATTTGTGATATGATAATCCGTCTTTTATCAACCAATTCATCTACAAGCGTCTGAACCTCATTCTGCAAATCAACAATCTTTGATACCGCGCTCCCCATTTTGTCGGGGTTGCCGGATGATTGTACATCTACCTCTTTTGGAGATATGGATATAGATGTTGCCATATCGGATAGCCTTTTGATTTCTTCCAGCTTATTTGCAATCGCATGGTCTATTCTGCTTATCTGTGAGAGATATTTGTCTGTTGTCATATCCTAATACCTCCTAAATGGGTTTACTGCCGCTTCTACCTTTGCGGTATTGTTTGGGTTTTCTATAAACATTTCAAGCTGAGTTAAACCGTCCGCTGCATCGTCATGTTCATTACCTCCAATACTTACAAACATCTGCAATTCGTCCATAGCCGCTTGATATTCGTCATTTCTGTAATATCTCGTTACTCCAAGATCTGAATCTTTCTTCATTTGTTCCTGCGTCGGTCGGTACGTATCAAGAAATATGAATTTTCTCTTAACATCCCCGGAATATGCTATGATCTTTGATAATTTTTCAACCTTGTTTGGTGCCTTTCTGCTTGTGCATGAACATTTATAGTCCTGTTTCTGCAACTTTTCATCTACATATTGGCAATACAGATCTCCTCCGGTATTTCCCTCAAATCTTGTCTGCCGAATCTCATTCCCAATAATTCGTCCGACAACAAGAGGGATTGTTACCTCTTTCGGGCCTTTGTTGAATACCCAATCGTAAATATAAACATCACCGTTTTCATATTCTGCCCCTATCGGCATTGACAAGCTATCGCCACCGCCCCAGGCAACATCCACAACTCCGATGCGCCGGAAATCTCCATCCGGAAGTATTCCGTTAAATAGTCTCAAATCCGTATAAAGCAATCCTTCGCGGACATATGGTTGCTGCATAAACTTAGCCATCCATTCGGCATTGTCAAGCTTATCTCGCATATCTCTGTAGTATTCCGTGGAAAATCCGTTGATTTCATACGCAAAATTGCTTTCGTCATTTTCATTAAGTGCCGGAATCTTACGGAATCGGTATTGTGGATCATGCTCATATTGCTTTCTCATGCGTTCCAATGGGTCTAAAACATTCCAAAGGGTACCAACCATCAATTCCCTTGCACCGTCATTTTTACGGTCAACCATCTTGTTTAAGTACTCTTGGTATGTGTTTTCCATTCGAGTAGGACTTAATGAATGCTCGCGATCACGCACCAAGTCATCGACATATAAATATCCGTCTTTTGAAACATCGACCGCTCCTGTCCATGTTCCGTCAATACCACGGCACGTTACGGTTGCGAATCTGTCCGGATCGCCAAGGGTGATTGTAAATTCATCAGCACTTTTATCTGTTGGAAGTGTTGCGTTTGCGTATTCCGGATGCCAATAAGCAAAAAGTTCAGCAAACGTATATTCTTCCGTGGTAAAAAGATTCATCAGTTCCTTGTAAAATCCTTTTGCCAAAATACCAGAGTGACCGCCCATAGCACTATGACTGTTTGGTCTGCGCAAAGCTACCCACGCAAGGAAGAAAATACAGATAGTCGATTTACCGACACGCGATGGCATTGACAATCCGTAAAATTTAATCTTCCTGTTTTCCAAATCTTCAAGATCTTGGGCAACTATATTCAGCGTCTTGCGGCGTGGATAATAAAACCGTTTACTCCAATTTCTTTTGCGCTCCATAAAGTAAATAAAGCTCTCGAAACGATAAAAGCTCTCTAATCGCAAGACTTCATAGAACTGATTCACAAGTTTGTATCCGCCTTTAATGTCGTGATCCTGCGCATATCGTTCAAGTTCCCATATGCTACCTCCCGCATTTTTCTGCGTAAATTCGTTGATTAAAGCCTTTGTTCTTTCGGTTATAGTCAATCCGTAGTCAACGTCTTTTTCCGTCCGAATTGCCACATTGCACGCTTTCAAAAAGGCATCTATTACCTGTTCATCAACGCCTTTTCTCTGTATGTAGTTTTCATATCCATTTACTGCATTGATTAACTGCTTTGAAGCCAAATAAAAAGCACCTCCGCAAAAAGCAGAAGTGCCTTGACCTCTGCCTATAATTTTTCTAGGTTAGCGACTAACTCCATTTGTTAGCCGGTAATATGCGTAGTCGGTAGTAAAAGCTATTCTTAGCACACCAATATTGTACGCACCTCTTAGTGTTTCGGAAATTATTTAAAGACTATTTTCTTGGTCTGATTATCTATCTAATTCATCAATTCTGTTTTCAAGTACATTTATGCACTCTCTTATTTTCTTATCATCCGGAGGAAACTTCGGTTTCCTATGCTCTATTCTCCATCATATAATTTCACTGTTCCATCTGAATTATAGATAGGCGTGATTCCAAATTGATAACCACTCCATTTTACAAAATACATTACTTTTGTATTTTTATCATAGAGAACTTCGGTATTATAGTAATCGTCTTTATAAATTGTCACTAAATCTATATATTTATTTGCAAAGTAACTACTTTCAGGTTCAATATTACCTTTTGTACATCCGGTCATTCCCAAGCACAATGTCAATCCTAATACAATTGCTATAATTTTCTTCTTCATAAAATCTCCTTTCGTCACAAACAAGTGTCGGATTTTTCTAATCTATCCGCTGTTCTTGACATTTCAATCACTGTTCCGTTTTCATCCTTTGTTGCAATGCAAACTTCCGAAGCAAACGTTCTTATCTGACTACCAAGCCTTATTTCTGTTTCATCATCTTTAAAATTGTAGCATTTTCGCATTTCTTCAATGCAGTTATTCATCTCTGATATTTTCATAATCTTACTCCCTAAATCCTTGCAACTACGTGTTCTTTTGCAATTTCTTCTTTTTCCGGGTCGTAAATAACCGAGAACCGTTTTTATCAGTCTTATTCTTATCAAATTCGCAAGAAACTTTTACACTTGGGTATCTCAATGGCTTGCAGTCAGCATGGAAATCAAGATTATACACTCCCTTTTGCCATTTTCCATTAGCATAAATCTTTGTATAACCGCCAGCTCTAGTTTTGATTATGATTTTTGAACGTGTTTTCTTCATTTATTCCCCCAATAATAAGTTTTAATTCAATATCTAATTCCCTTACAAGCGTCATGAGTCGCCCGAACTTCAAGCCATAACTCGCAATGCCCTTTAGCAATTCCTCTCGCCTGTTTTATGATGTCAAAATATGACATATTAAACTCTTTTTTGTGTTTAAGAAAATGCTTGATATAAAAAAGCATCTCTTTTTCGTACAATTTTCTGGTATTATGTTTTACCCTGTTGTCAAAAATAAGGCAATGTATTCTCTCCATCATTTCCAATACACCTTGAACCCTTTCTTCTTATACTCCTCTACGGCTTTTTTAAGGCTCATATCGTCCTCATACTTTTCATTCAGCATAATCACCACATTGCCTTTTTCAATTCCGTATATATTGCAATTTGCAAGTTTCTTAGCCGTTCCAAGGATAGCTTTTGTCTGCTTTCGGCTCATTTCATAGGTTTGGGTTCCCATATTAACTGTCATTTCTCATAAACTCCTCAAAATCTTCCATACACTTAGGGCACAAGTCGTATACAGTATTAAAAGTGCTGTTCTGTGTAATCAAATTTCCGCACAGTATGCCTTTTTCAATTTCAGCACCGCACCTGTCGCAAGTGCGCCATTCTTTTTGATGTTTCATATAAATCCCTCACTTATCAAATAAAAATCCGTTATTGACCATTCTGTGTTGTTTGAATAGTGTTTTCACACTGGGAGTCCGTGTCTTTTTCATAAAATCTGCACTCTTTAGGGCATATAACTGGGTAAACAAAATAACACTTGCTTTTCTCATTCACGCATGTGTAAGTCGCGCCAAGCATTCCGCAACTTAACATTTCGCAATATTTACAATCTGTAGGTTTCTGAAAAAGTATATTTTGTAATAATTTATTCATTCTTCCACCAGCTTTCTACCGCAGATAGGGCAATAATTGATTTTTATATATCCAAGACAACCGCTGTCTCCTGTGTCGATTAACAAGCCAAATCCATTTTCGTCTTTGAAAATAAAATCTCCTCCAGCGTATCTTTTTTCGTAATATTCATCATTATCCATTGCTATGTTTTTGCAAAAATCACACATATTACACCTCAATCAAAGTAAATTTTCTTATTTTTTTGGAATCTCACGATGCAAAATACCATCTTTATCAAAATATGGTTCGCTGTTTAATAACTGCTTGCGTTCTACATTTCCTAGATATACTCTGCTTGTTCTCTCACCAATCGTGATTTCTCCGAAGAACATTTCCCCTATTTCAGCTTTAAATCCGCTTACATCATATGGAGTTTTGCAATAAGGACACACCTTTTTGTCGGTTTCGATCGGTGCGCCACAATTCACGCAGTTTGTCATATTATACCCCAATCATAGCAAAAATCGGAATCCTCGTGAGATTCCGTGTCTTTTGTTTGATATAAATATTCCACAATGTTTTTATCATACTCACACACAATTTTGCGTAAATAAATAGCGGCACAGGGAATCGAACCCGCGACAACCCGGATATAAGCCGTGTCTTCTGCCACTGAATTAAATCCCCATAACCGCCATCAGACGGTTAGCAATAATGTTTATCGTGCTATGCCTTGCACTATCCGGTTTACAGCATTTCACCGGCAACTCTTTGATTGCTAGAAACCAACCGCCCAAACTCACAATCATGCACAGAACCGTCTCATTCCACATCTCTGTGCGTTACCGTCTTTGACGAGCGAGGATTTGAACCTCGCGTAGCTTGCATTCCGACAAGCGTCCTCCGCGGCATTAACCACCCGACCACTATCAAGCCTTATGTATTAGCAATATCCTCTCTGCCACCGTCGAAAACCAACCGGACGGTCTCGCACCGTCCTTAACAGAAATCGTCCTAGTTGGTGAAAGGAGAACCCAATATCTGAAACAACGTCAATGGGTTCATATATGCCTTATTATGAATAAGCATATGTTGACCGCCTACTTGCAAACGGTCAAGCTGGGCTACCGGGATTCGAACCCGGGAATACAGGAATCAAAATCCTGTGCCTTACCACTTGGCAATAGCCCAATGTTGTTCCGTCCGCAAACATAATTCAAAGCCTAACGCCGATAGATCAATTATTCAGCAGAGAATTATCATTTGCGGACTTAAGCTATACCGGATGCTCCGATTTCTCGCTCTGGTGCTCGGCGTCACTATCCAGATTGAGTAAATCTCCGGTGCTGTCCGGTTCCTTTGATTTTGTTATATGTATTCTTTCTACCATGCTCAAAATTGGCGGCAGAAAGTAAATACCAAATATTGGATCATAAATTGTCATGTTGTTATCTCCAAATGACCATAATATTCATTGCAAAGATCGCGTATGAAAGCAAATAGCCCATTGCGTTTGAATTGTCTTTTTGTTTTACTTGTCCTCCCATAAGTCCAAGCATTACGAGGGCATCTGTCGCTGTTGCGATTATCTTTAAAATCATATCAATATCTCCAATCCTCAAAGCTGTGTTCCTGTTTGAATCGTTCCATTTCATTCACGCTTATGCCGAAAAGTCCGGCAGATTCATCAGAATTCGTATGTTTGAAGTATTCGCCCTGTTGCGGAAACATGAACCGGAACATTGCATAATTCGCAACGTCACACAGGTATTCAAGATTCCCGGTCTCTTCAAACTTGGCAAGGCACATTTTCAAACTTTCGATTGCATCCACATTCCCGTTTGCAAAATTCATTCTTGCTGGTCCGTATTTGTAATACGACTGCTCAATCAAACCTTTGCGTTTTTCATCAAAAGCTGTGGAATACTCGGTTTTCATCAATGTTTCATTCATTTCAGTTTTCCCTGTTTCTGTTCCCAGAAATCGCATGAATGGTCATATTCAACGAAATCAGCAACATAGTCGCTTTCGTCATTCACGCAAACATAGCCGTTTGTTTTGTCGTATGTGCCATATTCGCAAGTGCCACAACATTCTTTACGCTCTACCATTACACATCGCCCTCCGCCCTGTGGTTTGCTTTTTCAATGTCAAAACCTTCCGGGTAACGCTTATTTAGCTTTTCTATATTTGCAAAGTATATTTCAGCTATGTCTATATCAAGCAACATGCCAATCCAATAAAGATAATAAAATACGTCTCCTATTTCCAACATAAGATGTACCAAATCCAACTCTTGACCTTGATAGAAAAACTTTTTTAGTAAATCGACAACTTCGCCACTTTCGCCTGACAGTCCAAATGCAGCGTTTTTTAGGCTCTCATCCCAACTCAAATCTTTATTTCTTGTCTTCTCAACAATCAGTGGATAGATAGCAGTAACATCAGAAGCGTCAAGCACATTGCCGTATCTTGCCTTTTCAACAACTCTGTTAATTGTCGTTTCCGTTGTCTTATTCCCGAACAGCTTGTTTATTTCTTTTGATTTCCAGCCATTGATTTTTAAATATCTAATAAGCTGAACTTCTTTTTCTGTAAAAGCAGCCTTAGGGCAATCGCAACCTTTAACATAATTTGTTCTTCCTGCATCTTTTGAGTAATTTATATTTTCCTTGCAAGTCATCAGTTCAAGATTGTCAATGTGATTATTTCCTCTGTCAAAATCTTTATGATTAATTTGCAACGATTCATCAAATTTTCCATGCGCAAAATAATACGCAACTCTATGTTCCATAAAGTAATACGTATGATTGTCAAACATTTTTCGGAGTGTATAATATCCATTTCTTCCTTGGCGGCTCAAGATGCTACCATCTTTACGGTATATATGTCCATCTTCTGCCTAATAAGCCCCTGTTTCTTTCAATGCATCGCAAAATTCTTCGAAAGTCATCAATTTTCTCCCGTTACATTGTTTTCTTTCCATCTCATCATTCCCGGTCATATATCATTCTCCTGTCCGAAACACTCTTTTTATTTTTAAAAATTTTTTTGGAAATGTAGTTGCGAATCGCAACGTGAAAGTGAATTGTTATAAATTTATTATAGCCTATTTACGGTGAAAGTCAATGGGTGTTGTAAGCGGCTTTTTATTGTTATCTGTAAAGCACTATTGCGCTATAACCTCTCTTCCAGCCATTGAATACGTGTGTAGAATATTTAATGTCTACTATCTCACGATAAGACTCAGATAGTGATTTTATTACTCTGTTTACCTCTTCTTGAAATCCTTTTGAGTCTGTAGAATTTATTGGTTCTGTAATTTTCAATGGATTCATGTATGCTCCTTTGGTTGAATAAGGCTTTTTATTTTTTGAGGTATTTAAGGGACTTAGTAGCCGCCCAGTGGTCCCTCTGTCAGACCCCCTCCCCCATGCATTCAGGGCGATTGTTTGCGCTGCTTTGCTTGGTTCGTTTGCTTTGCTAGAATTGTTTATCATTCTCAAACACTTAGCACAATTCCATATGCCCTAGGCATAACTATTCGTTTAACTCCACTTTTCCGAATAGTTCACGAATAGTTAAAACGCTACAACCCTTGATATTACTACGTTTGTGAATTGTAGAATAATCACACACAATTTAAACTGTATTATTTACCTCTGCATCTGTGAATTGTGTGTCAATTACGTGCAATTCTTGACTCTTTTTCTCGTCCAATCTTGGCAGCTCCTGCGCTGTGATTGCTCTTCTCTGGGTGGCATTATCGCCGATACCGGGCTGATTCATGCCGAACTCGTTGTTGCCCACGAACATGGTTCCCACAGGGCTGTTGGAGTCATACGCACGATCGAGGATGCAATCCTTGCGTGATCGCTGCAATTTTTGCCACATCTTGAAAGCCAACGAACTTGGTTCTTCTGTACTCCATATATCCATTGTGTTTGTTGGTATATTGCAAAAATAACTGAATGCTACTGTACTCACTAGTTTACTGTACACATTGGATATATATATATAATAATCACAGAGTTTATATAATACCTCTCTGTCGTATCTGTTACAGTTAGTTGGTATAGTTGCATTACCAATAGGTTTTAAGCTCTTATCTTTTAGTACCGATGTATCCGGGAATAAATGCATACCAACATACTGCATTACAGCTTTCCATTGTCTCTGTCCAGCTTTTAACAGATCATCGATGTGAAATTCTATACAAGCGTTGTCTATTAAATCCTGTACAGTTGATGTGTATATCTGTACTGTACCTAGATCCACTATAAGGCTTGTAAGATCTACGCTCTCTACATCCTGCATATATTCACACCTCCAATCCGTTTATCTTTATGCTTTTGGTATACACTATTTTCACGATAAAAGTCAACCGGAAAATTATCACGCCTAGAGACAGTGAGTATATATATTTACGCCGCGCGCATATGCGGATATACACTTACTCTACATCTATAGGCTTTAAATACAGTATATTATTATTAATTTAAAATTAAAAGATTAAGAAAAAGATAGAGAAAGAGAAACATAGTTCTGAAAAAGCGACGTCAGACGATTGTGTCGTGTTATGTCAGACGATTGTCAGACGATTTTTACCAAAAACTGATACTATTCTATCATTTTGTGGCTTATCAAAGACTCAATACGACTAACCTTGTTTATAAAAATTTAAGAAAAGTTTTATAGTTTGTTTACGGTTTTTCGGAGATTTTGTAAGATATGCCCGGACACGTTGTTGATTTTGGACATGGCAAAAAAGAAAAGGCAGCCGGAAAAACTGCCCCTTGTTTAAAAATATTTACTTGCGTTCTGTCCGATCTGATGATAGACTATAGATATGTCGCACGGCATGGATGCTTGCCGATGTGGTGTCGCCAGCGATTCCGGCGGCCACGGATTGAAACAATAGCATTTCGTATAATGAAAGCGAGTGGGTCAGATTCTTAATCTTTCCCACTCGTTTTTTCTCTGTCTTTAATATTTTTCTTTGCGTTCGGGAACGTTTCCGCGTACCACTCCAGGAAATTGCCAAACATTTTCTTTTCTGCTTCCTCTCTTACTTTTATCGCATCTTCTTTCTCTTGGAAACTCCCTAAATTATAATGTTTTCCCATAAATTCAATTTGCGCTATCCATCTGCCCTTGTTTACATTCCAATGTACACCCTTATGACCAGATTTATTGTTTTTTGGAATTTTTGCGGTTAAATTATTTACATTTGTTCCGGCAATGCAATAATTATCTACTATTTTTTTCCCGTAAATCTTCCCATTTTTTGAACTGTTTTCCCTACCAAGGCACCCACAGCTTGCCACGCTTCCGTTTTTTAAAGAGCCGGTAGATACTTTTTTAAACTTTCCGCAGCCACATCGGCATAGCCATATAACAGAGCCGTTGTGCGAATCGCGTTCGCTAGTTGCCTTTATTACTTCCAGCCGCCCAAATCTTTCTCCCACTAAATCCTTTTGTTTAAATTGTGTCTTTGTCATTAAACATCCGCATCCCTTGCGGTGTGGATCGTCAAGTTGATCTTTGCGAATCCATTTAATTTTTTTGCAATAAGGGCATTCTACCTGTAAAAAAGATCGTCTGTTTTCCCTCTTGCAATCCAAAACTTTAAAGCCTTTGTAAGTTGTCCCGACAAGATCTTCCGCTTTTGTATATTTTCGTTTTTCTCCCATGGTTCCTCCAAAAAATAAAAAGATGTGTAAAACCGCTATTGTAGCAATTCTACACATCTTATGTTATGGTTTATCATATTTTCATTTTACCGAATATCTGTAACTTTTACAAGCGTGTCGATCAGATTTTCTTCGTCCTTCTGCAAGATTTCAAAATCCGCGATTACTGGACTGTCGTTTTCGTCATTTGCAATCCAAACGCAACCAGAATCAAGAAGTTCTTCCTCATCTCCGTCATCGCTCTGCCACAGATCGGCAAATCTGATTTCCTCTCCAACCTCTAATTTTTTTCCATTAAACATCTTATATTCTTTCATCTTTCTTTCCTCTCTTTCTTATTGTTTCTGGACCAGCTCGTAAACCAATGCGTCAGTCCTCTTCGCCATATTCGTCGTTTATGCATTCCTCAACTTCTTCTGCTGTAAACATTCCTCCATAGCAAATAGCCATACAATTAAAATCCGTATCGCATATTATCTCTCTTGCTCTCTCGCTCAAATCTAAGCTATCCAGATAATCGGATGTCATTTGATTAAGCTTTTTTAAATCGTCTCCACCGCGTTTGGTGATCTCGTTTATTTCTTTTCTTGTGTACTCTGTGTATTCTTTCATAATGGTTCCTCTCTTTCTTATGCGTTCTTTCCTTCCCCATAGCACTCATAAAAGCTATCTACGAGCCTTCCAAGCTGTTCCGGTGCTAACTCTTCTTTCAGATCGTCCGGAATCCACTTGTAAGACTCCCGGAATGTATCGCTGTTCTGTCCGATCTTGGATGCTTTCTTGACCATTTCGAGCTTGTACATCTCGCCAAGCTCTTCTGCTGTGATCTCTCCGGCTTTTACAGCCTCGCGTCCTTCTCGGGTCAAGATCTCCATAGCTTTGTCTTTGCTAATTGTTCCGATTCCTTTGATCTTCATATGTTGTTCCCCTTTCTTTGCTTTCGCCTTTGCTCTATTCCTTTGATCTGTCTATACTATAACATTTTGTGCCTTATATGTCAATAGTTTTTTGTGCCTTATTTCAAGATTTTTTCGTCATGCTCCAGCTTTTCCGCTACTGCAAGTTTAATAAAATCGTTCGCGCTCTTGTACCCAAGCTTTTCTATGCGTTCCTTTGTGCCTTTTGCAAATCTGCAATTAACACGCTCAAACTTATCATCATATCTATAGATTGCGCGCCGTGTTGCTTCTGTTGTCTTACGTTCCATGCTTCGAACCTCTCTTTCTGTGTTTGCTATCATTATAATGTTTTGTGCCTTATAAGTCAAGGAAAAGTTTTCTTTCCTTATATAATGTTTCATGCGGTTTTGTGCCTTATACATATTTCACAAGTAAAATTATGCTTTGTGCCTTATATTTTGTACATTATGTCAATTGTTTTTGTGCCTTATATTTACTATAATACAAGTATCAAATGAAGCACAGAAAGCGAGGAAACAACATGGAAATAGTAAAAATTGAAAATAACAAAATTTATAGCACTTCTACACTTTGCGACAGAAATGACACTTTTGAAATCGTGGAGAAAATCCCGGTTGGCTTTTTCATATGGAATATTGGCGAAAACATGGGAACACATGAATATATTCCGGTTTGTGAAGATTTACGCCCAGAAGACAAAGATAATTACGAAATTAACACGGCAACGCTTAAAGCCGTAAAAGTTGCACCGGATGAATGGGAAAAACTCAACAAAGCGACATCTTGTGGAGTTGGAAACCTTAAGCAAGCAGAAAAAGCCCTAAAGAGCAAACGCCACGGCTACACGTCCGACAGAAAAAGAGCTGCCGCAGAACTCACAATTGAAATTTTCCGCAGAATTTGCGAATAGTCGAAACCGCCTCCCGGCGGTCTGGTGTAGGGTTGCAACCTTGCCACTGATGAGACAAGCACACAATGAAAGGATGGTTGATCGTATGAATAAATTAGAAGAAGCTGAGAAAGCATTTTTGAAAGTTAGGGATTATTTTTTAGAAACTCAAGAAGATTTCGCGCTGGCGAAGGCGTATAGCAAGCCCTGGAAGTGGTACAGAGAACACACAACAGACGAAGCTATCGAGATTTTAAGAGCGGAAGTAAGCGCATAAGCAAGCGGCGGCGTTTACCGGGGTTCGATTCCCCGGCTTGCTTTTACCTCATAAGAGGACAGAAAACACATGGAAAGGCGGTTTTGATATGAAAACAATTAAATTAAATGATGAAATTTTTAAAGAATTTCACATCATCAAAAAATCAGAATATGACAAGATATGTGAAGATTATAAAAGCACTGCTATTTTCGACAAGAAAATAAAATGCGCTTTTCTTCCCGGATACGGAACAACATTATTCTTTGAAAACATCCAGTTTGTAATTATAAACGACAATGAACCAACAAAAAAAT